TAAACACTTGACAACTAGCTAGAATACTGTTATAATAGCTACTTGCAACAACATTCGTAGAAGCATAAAGTAGATTTGTTTGGACAGGGGTTCGACTCCCCTCGTCTCCACCATAAGAGTATTGTAACGTCCTTAATCGGAACGAGCGTCTAACTCGTGTACAGTACTCTTATGATGGGGACGCTCTGGATTCGACAGGCGAATTGAGGTTATGTGGAGAATCAGTCAATGCTAAAGACTGTAAGGGTTGGGAGTTCCCGACTAAAGAAGCTAATAAAATAATCGCAAACGATAATAATTTTGCACATGGTGATTACGCCTTAGCGGCTTAATCTACCGGGGTCGGGCTCGCCTAGCAACAGAATGAGCCATTTTATTTTAGGGTATGGTATCACCCTGACAGGATGTCAAAGCTACTTGGTACGACATACCAGACACAGGATGTGCGAAAATGTCATAACTAAAAGGAGGTGGTCTGGTTCACCACGAGCAGGATGCTTAAAACGAACCACTTCTTCTAATTGACGTAAGGACTATATAATGACAAATTCAATCATCATTCCATCATCTGATAAAGATGTACAACGCATCAAAGGCGCTATGAACGAAATTAGTGCATCCTATACTCGCATCGATGCCGAGCGTGATTTCATTAAAGACGCTGTTGAGTCTTTGTCTGAAGATGTTGGAATCCCCAAGAAGTACCTCTCTAAGATGGCTAAAATCTTTCATAAAGAAAATGTATCCGAGTTGATCTCTGAGATCGAAGACATAGAAGCATTAATCGAAACTATTAGCTAGGAGACAACAATGTCTAAATTAGTTAGCACTACATTTAAGTTGCAGGAAGACGGTAAAGCTCAAGCAATGATCTATGAAACTGACGGCGGTTGGTTGATCGAGTACTATGATCCAAGAGGTAGTATGATTGCTTCGGAGAAGCATATTGGTAAGTCATTACAATGGGTTGAAGATGCTGCCGAGAACTGGGCACAAGGAATAAAGGTGCTAAATGGGTGATAAAAACATTGAAGGCCTAAGAGTGATCAACCGCCTTAACTCTGAGCGCATCATGCTAGAGATAAAGAGGCACATTGATGCAGGTGTTCCATACATTGATGCAGTAGTTGAGTATGCTGAGAAAAATAGCCTTGAGATAGAAGTCTTAGGAGAGATCATTCGTAAGTCGCCTCTATTGAAAGCAAACATCTATCGTGAAGCAGAAGACTTAAATATGGTCGAGAAACTTGTGAGATTGCCTGTATGAGTTCTATGTATTCTACTAGAGATGCTTTTGAACTCTATAGTTACTACATGGCAATCAAGAAGCATTTCACATCAACTTATGACTTTGTGAAGTATGGCGGTAAGATGAGACTTACCGTCGATGGCTTCGAAAATAGAAAAGATAAGTTCTTTTTCTATAAACTATCTAAGAGAAAAGATGCTAAAGATTTTATTCTAGCGAATATATTGAAGAAGCCTGATCTCTGGATTGGCAACTTGATAGACAGTCACGAAGCAGATGAAGTCTATACTGAGTGGTCAAAAAGGCAACAGTCATTGACTTACACATTTAAGAATGATTTAGATGAGTTAGACGATGACTTCAATGCCAACATTGTTGTCGAAGATGGAGAATATCCAAAACTCCTATCTCTGTTCAACAGAAGAAGGGTATGCATTGAGACATTGATTATCATTGATGAACTCACTGGATGCTTTAAGTATTGGGAGAAGACTATTCGTGACACCATAGTTTTCCCTGATATAAATAAGACTGTTAACAACTATAAACCTTTTTTAGATTATGATAAAGTGAAAATGAAGAAAATAGTTCTTGACAAATACAGCAACACCTAGTATAATACAACGCATACGAGAAGTACTAAAATCGTAAAAACTATATAACGCATACAACGGAGAAACACCTATGAGTTTTGCATCATTAAAGAAAAACCGAACATCCTCTTTTGACAAACTGAACAATCAGCTTCAGTCAATGTCTAATCAAAAAATGTCCAAAGGTGACGACAACTACTGGAAACCAGAAGTCGATAAAGCTGGCAATGGCTATGCTGTACTTCGATTCCTGCCTGCATCTGAGAACGAAGATATGCCTTTCGTTCGCTATTGGGATCATGGCTTTCAAGGGCCAGGTGGTTGGTACATCGAGAAGTCTCTAACAACTCTAAGTCAAGAAGATCCAGTATCTGAGTATAACTCTCAGTTGTGGAACTCTGGTCATGATGAAGACAAAGAGATTGCTCGTAAGCAGAAACGCCGTCTTAGCTATGTAGCTAATGTAATGGTCGTATCTGACCCATCAAATCCTTCTCGTGAAGGTCAAGTTTATTTGTATAAATTTGGTAAGAAAATCTTCGACAAACTGAACGATGCTATGAATCCTCAGTTCGCTGATGAAGATCCAATCAACCCATTCGACTTTTGGGAAGGTGCTGACTTCAAACTAAAGATTCGTCAAGTAGAAGGCTATCGCAACTATGACAAGTCTGAGTTTGCATCACCTGCTCCTATCTCTAATTCTGAAGGTGCGCTATCTGATGAAGATATGGAAGCAACGTCGTGGAATAAACAGCACTCCCTAGCCGAGATTGTTGATCCTAAAAACTTCAAGTCTTATGGAGAACTTAAAGCTAAACTGCACAAAGTTCTACAACTTGATGGCGGTTCACACGCACCCAGCCCGACCGCTGAGGACAGCAATGCGGGGATGGCGTTTCAGCCTAACTTTAAAGAGCGAACTGCACCAGCAGCCGCTCAGGCTGAAGCCCCATCTCCAACCTCTTCAGAGTCAACGGATGACTCTCTTGATTTTTTCAAGAGTCTAGCTGAAGACTAGAAGAGACAAAACTCAATATAGCGAGTTTATGGGGAGATGGAAGCCAAAAGCTGAAGTCTCCCCTTTTTATTACACAAAGTTAATGTTAAAGGGGTTGACTTTCTTTCTAGCCATGATATAATAGCTACATAAATTGAGATGAGAGAGAAAAATATGAAATGGAGGCTATAAAATGAAAATATACGGAGTGTATGATGTTTACGGTGGCCAATACGGCGAGACTTCAGAAATAGACCGATACTATCTATTAAGAGAAAAAGCTATAGAGTTTATACTTGATGAAGGCGGTCATGAAGCACACCTCGATGATTGGTTAGTTGAGATAGAGGTTATAGAATGATACACAACAAATGGAGAACAATATGAGTAAAGTTTTTAAAGTTTTGAACAGAGACGTTAGCATTCGAATCAATCGAGATAACACTCCACCTGAGCGTTTCGAAGTTACTATCAATAACGAAATCTTTACTTACGGTTACTTACCAGATGCTGTTGATAGAGTTAGAGAAGCCGCACCAGAGTTGATTGCTTTAAACTTAAAAGACATTATCAAAGAAAAAATCTGGTTCTAAAGTTGAGGAACTTGAAGAACTTCTCAAGCAAGACAACATAGAAACTACATTGCCTCGCAAGAAGAAGGATGATTATTGAGGAACAGGTAAGTGACTGTTCATAAGTGAATTATTACCACCATTGACTATATTGAATATAGTGCTAGAGCCACCAACGCTCGTGTTATTCGTATTATTACCGCCAGCATTTACCATCAAGTCAGGTCTCATAGGTGCACCGCCTCCGAATGCTCCACCACCTTGTGCAATTGTTTGTATATTAGCCACTTTGGCATCCACTACTGAAGCAGGGATAGTTGTTGCTGAATCAGGGCCTTTTAGTTGTTGAGCCCTCTTTTTAGCATTCGCTCTTTGCTGTTTTCTTTTATACCCAGCCATTCCTGCTTTCCCTCGGAATACATCTTCACTAGGTTCGGGACCCTCACCCGATAGATAATCAGCTAACTCTTCTGATAATCTTTCGCCCGCAACAGAGCCAATTAATGCTCCTGCTAAACCACCAAGAATACCACCAGGTACGGCACCAACAACTGCGAAACCTGAACCAAGTGCGGCACCTGCGGAAGTACCCGCAAAACCGCCAAGTGTAGCACCACTAACAGAACCTAACGCACCCGCAATTTGCTTATTAACTTCATCGGGTGGCGCATCATTATAGATTGCCATAAGTGGATCGATTAATGCAGGTATTACTGCCAATGCAGGCCCCGCAAACTTAAAGAACTTAGCATACTTAGCGAGAGTTGACAGTCTACCTTCTGCTTTCAACGCATCTGCTACTTGACCAGCACTTTGGAATCGACCAGTACCTGCATCAATTACTCTACCTGCTGAGTTGACTCTCATACTGCTTGGAATGTTAGCAGGTCTTGGTGTATTGCGACCACCGCCTGTCGTAGGTCTTGGTGTGCTACTTGCCGGCGAAGTCGTAGGTCTTGGTGGTCCTGACGGTGTAGGAGTCGTTGGTGGAGTCACAGTCGGTATTGACGATGGCTTGAATGCTTTCACGACTTTATTAGCTATTGCTTTAGCACCTTTTGCAATTAACATTGGAATTGCAATTCCTAATGCCCCGCCAACTGCTAAACCAATATTACTTGCCGCTTCATCACTAATAGGCAAATCTAAATCTTTCATTTTTTCAGAAAGGGCACCTGCTAAGAAGCCAGGCAATATGAGTCTTTTACTGATCAATCCACCAAGGATTGCCCAAAGTGATCCCTTGCCAGTATCATCAAACTTTAACGCAGAAGCGAATGAGTTTGAAATTACATCACCGTTCTCGTCTAGTTTTTGTTCTACTCCACCTTTAACATTTAGTGCAAATTCTTTAATCGCTGGTGCCGCTAATGCTAATCCTAAACCTTTAGCGATGGTCATAGCAAGACCACCTTTATCTTTTACGAACTGATCACCACCTTTCTTGACATTCTTAGCTGTTTCAACTGCTTTTTTACCGGCAGCCGCACCCTTTTCAGCGACTTGTTGCAGTCTAGTCTTTCTTGCGGCATCAGCGGCCGCATCAGAGGCAGCCTGAGCAGCCTCTTCTTCTGCTCTCGCCGAGTCTTCTTGAACCTTTAACTGATCTTCTTCTATACTAAGAAGTTTTGCTAAGGCACCAAATGTCTTTTCTTGGCCGTCATTGATCTGTGTCAGCAACTTGATCATCGGATCATCTGCTGGGTTTGATGCGGGTCTGCTAGGTGGTAACATTTAATTAATCCTTGAATTTACTATCGATGTAACATTTGCCATAGTAAAGAATACCTAACCAAACAGTGAATAATACACCGTCAAGATATGATAATGAATTCCATGCTTCTACGGGATCCATCTTATTTCTTCTTCATTGCTTGTGTGCCAAAGAATGCCGCAACGATACCAGCAACAGCGACAAAATATGTCGGTGCCATGCTTCCCAATGTCTTTTGTGCTTCGTCTAATCCTGCGAGAGATGCTAGAACAACAGCAAATGGGTACAACAATAGACCACCAAGAGCAAACCATGTCATGTTACGCTGTGCGTCACGCATAGCATCAGCATCTTCTAGTTCTTTTCGTCTAAACTCAAGATACAATGCTTCTTCTTGCTTGCTTACTTGACCATCACCATTTGTATCAGCAGGGTGAAATACGTCTTTTGTTTCTTCTGACATAACTACCTCATTTTATTATTCTTTTGATTTTAATTCTTCCATATATTCTACTAACATTTCAACATACAAATCTCTTTCGTATGGCAGAATGTTTTCAATATCAGCTATACTGTATTTATGATGTTGAGCCAATGAGAACAATGTTTTATAGTAAATTCCCAGACTGGTATGACTCAACATTAGAGAAAAAAAGTTTCTGTTCCATCTAATACAAGATTTTTCTCATTACCCTTACTATTGATGTATGTTGTCTCAAATCTTAGAGAAGGTATTGTTTCGAAAAAGCTTTTAAGTTCTTCTACCGTGCCGCCAGGAAAGGTATCAACAAAATCTCTTATTTCTTCTATGCTATATTCGCTTAAACTTGCGACTTCATCACCATTTACTACACAATCAATACACGATATCATTACATCAAATGCAGTGTTTGTAGGATCTTCTTCATAATTCAAAAAGATGCCCACTTGATCCAGTGTAGGGTACTTCATCATCAAGCGCATATCGTCATTAACTTTTATTTCTTTGCTATGACTTTCGTCAGTATGCAATACAATTTCATCAATATCCATTTCTAGTTCAACATCTTCGCCAGTTTCTTCATCTTTGACATTAAATGTGATTACATTATTGACCGACTTTGATCTAATCTGCATCATCAAATATTCTAACTCAAACATCGGAAGTTCATCTACATTTACATCTTCACAGCAGTTTGTTACTATCTGTCTCATGGATAATATTACTTGATTTGGCTCTTGAGCCTCTTGAGCCATTAGAAGAATCTTCTCTTCTTTAACTGTAAACGGTCTATACTTTACAGTCTTACCAGTTGATAATAGCTTAGTCTCAAATAACGGAAGATCGATCTTCGGTAATCCCATTGCACTTCTCCTATAATATAGAAATTATTTAAATTATTTAAACGAATTATAAATTGTATTAACATTAATCAAATTATTGATTGCGTCTTGAACTCCTTGAGGCTTACTAATAGACTCTAATGCATTCACTGTGTTATTTATTGAAGAGAACCATCTCAACAATCTACCCGTATTAGATCCTGGTAAATCAGATTGAACTCTACCAGCCTCAGAACCAGTTACTTTAAGTTGATCATATGTAAATCCAATAGGTAATGTTAACACTTCTGCCGCATTTTCCCAAGCGACAGCGACATTTCCAACATTAACTGGATATAAGCCAGAGAACTCATAAACATATTCAACCTTTCTACTGTTTTGAGAGAATACTGCTACTTGCATAGTAGTGGCATATTCGTCTTTATATCCCATCTCAAAAGGCATTGCATTATCTACTGAGCCGTAATTACCACCGCTTCTATCATAGTTAATGATTGCTTGTGTCCATCTATGAAATAGCTTCATCACTCCAAAGTTTGAGTCTACCATAAATGATGTAGGCATAACAGGAAAACTCATTGTCTGGGGTCTTCGAGTGATGGGTCCAAAGCCCTGCTGTTGAACATCTGCTGTAGTAACATCAAACTCTGGTAACTGTACAGATTTACAGAAAAATTCTAGGTCCTTACTGATAGGAATACTTCCTAGTTCATTCTGTAATGCCCTAGGCATCTGTATTCTAGCAAAGAATAGATTACTCTTAGCCACCCCATGCTCATGCAGTTTTGAATTAAAGTCTGCTATATTGAACGACATCTATATCTTCCCTCTGGATTCTGACCAAACCTTTGTTTTCGATGCACCAACAAATCTCTCTGTCGGTAAGAATAGTGCTATATCCCATTCTGAAGGATATACATACATAAATTTACTTGTTACCTGTGATGTCAAATATCTCTTAACACAGGGTCTGAACTCTTTAAACTTAGCCGCTTTATCTAGTATCTTGTAACTAATTTTTATCTTAGTTGTCTCATCATATGCAGTATTATTTGCTGTCTCATATAAAGCGTCCATCAACTTAGCACGAAGAGGTAGAGGCAAATAGTGCATATTCAGTCCGTAGAAGCCACCCTTAACTGTCTTATATGGGAATATTAGAGGTAGTCTATCATAGTACGGCAATGTTGCTTTATGCTTTGCCGAGTACTCATACATATACATACCGCCTAGAATAGGTCGAGATGACATTCTTTCTCTATCACCTTTCTTACCAAAGAAATCATTCTCTTTGACATTCTTATACTCTTTAGCCTGACTACGATACCAATCACGAGCAGTAGCCGTCTTCGCAGGTATTTTACCCTGTCTGACCCCTTTGGTCAATAACTCATCAAATAGTACTGCCATTACGGACCTCTTTTTTGCTGGCTTTAGCCATTATAGTGTTACGATACCTTCAGCGATTAATCGGTCTCTATTCGCTAAATGTTGTGCATCAACTTCATCTTTTGACCCACCAAAATATGGTACAGCATGACCCTCTTCTACTAATATCTGAGTAGCTGGTCGCCATGCGTCAGTTGTAGCACAATATACATCAAAGTCTCCGAGTACACGACCGAACTTGCCACGCATATCTTCGCCTTTCTTGCTGATCTGTGTCTTCAATACTGGGTTCTTACCGAGTAGAGACTTCAATCGTGCTTTAGCGGCTAGACCAAACTTCTTCTCAACTTTATCACGAGTTCTTGATTCTGGAGTATCAATACCCATAATGCGTACACGCTCATTATATAACCATATACCAAAACCTAGATCGATATCCACATCTACTGTATCACCGTCAACTATCTTTACCACTTTTGTTTTATATTCGTACATTATTTAAATTCCTTGTGTTTATAGACTATTTATACGTTAGATATTATTTTATTCCTAACTCTCGTTCTGTTATGATAGAGAACTTCCAACCTCGATCTTTGCAATATTCTTCAGCCGCATTCCATTTAGCTGAGTTCGTGCCCCAAGTCTTCACTTCATTTATATATCTCTTAGTGGGCTTGTTACGCTTAGTGTTCTGTACCTTAGGTGGCTGAGTCTGCGCCCATGGCTTTACTTCAATTAATATCTTTTCTTTTTTGCCATGAAATACTTTCTCGACATAGAAGTCTGGAAAATATCTATGCATCTTTCCGTCAATTGGTGAGCGATACGGCACAATTATTTCCTCACTATTCCATCGAGTGACATGAGGATGCTTATCCAAATATCTCATTAAGCGAAGCTCCCATCCACTTCTATAAATAATATTAGAAGAATCTCCTTTATACTTTTGAGGGTTATCTGGTTTAAATCTCCCTTGATAAAACTTTGCCACAATATCTCCAATACATATAAATAATTACCATAGACTAACTTATTATTTATATAAAGGTCCAGAGAAAAATGACTCAACTACTTAAAACAAGTCCACTAGAAGCGATGGCCAGAAGAAAGGTCGAGCAAAAAGGTCCTTCAGCAGTAATGACTTTTCCTAAGAATATAGGTGCTCACGGCACTCTTATGCGATTCTTTAAATATTCTTATGGTGGCTCTAAAGGTTCTGAAGAGACTCGTCTAGCAGAAATAATGTTACCGCTGCCAAAAACGATTCAGGATAACTTTAAGATTAATGTTGGGGGTGACGAACTTGGACTGTTGGGATCTGCAGGCGCTCAAGTAGCAGGTGACCCTAAAGCATTAGGGGAAATGGTATCAAATCTATCTGGACAATTAAAAAAGGTTGCTGGAGATGCAGGCAATGTGATCGCTGGCGCAATCAGTGGTAAAGTAGATGGCGATCAAGTAGGAATGGCAGTTAAATCAACTCTGGAGACAACGGGGTATATTGCAAAAGCTGGTCTGGCTAAAGTAGCTCCTGATATCGCAAACGGTATTGGAGCAGGGACAGGTACAGCGGTAAATCCTTTTGCTACTCTTGTATTTAAAGGTGTTGATCTCAAAGTACATTCACTAGAGTGGTTATTATCACCAGAAAGTGAAGAAGAATCAAGAGAATTAAAGAAAATTATTCGTACTCTTCAACGCATGGTACTTCCCGAAACATCAAGTCCTATAGGTGGTAATGAAACTGGAGTATCAGCAGTAGATCGTGGTATATTAAGATATCCTGCGATGTGTAATATATATTTAATGGGTGTAGATCAGTCATATTACTTTAGATTTAAGACTTCTATGATCTCACAATTAGGAGTAGATTATACACCAAACGGAATTGCAATACAAAAAGGTGGTAAACCTTCTGCGATTCGTATTACAATGACATTAAATGAAGCATATATTCACACAGCAGAAGATAATCAACCATCTGAATTGATTGAAGAAGCAATTGCTGAAAGAATTGATGACCGCATTAGCGATAGACTTTCTTCAGATGACGGAGAATCTCCTACATATGATTCAAATGTGGTAAGAACCGATGACGGCAGTATCGTGGCACAGAATAATGCAGTTTCATCTGATGAGGTTACTATAACAAAGTCTTTACCAGGCGGTGAAACTGATACAAAAGTAATGACAAAGGCGCAATTAAAGGCTCAGGGCTTTAATGATGCTCAAATTGCTGGCACTGTAGCAACAGGCATTGATGGCGTAACATTCACACCAGGAACATAATTATGTATTTTTCTCAGTTTCCAACAACAAAATTTAAAGATGTTACTCTATTAGACATCACTCGTAAGGTTCAACTCGATAAATTAGTTGAATCAAATGCCCTTGCGTATATGAATTATACGGTCCAAGAGGGAGAAAAGCCTGAAGATGTTGCGTTTTATTATTATGATGATCCATCTTATGCTTGGTTAGTACTATCTTCAAATAATATTGTTGACCCATACACACATTGGCCAAAAGATGAAGCATCATTTCAAGAATATTTAAAGGTTCAGTACGCTGATCAAGCAGGTACAACAGGTGATGCGGTAATAGAATGGACAAAGAATGCCACAATAGGCGCTAATATTGTTGAATATCAGAGCAGATTAGATCCTAATATTAAGATAAATCGATCATCATATATTAATTTATTCTCTAATGCTGGATTCGAAGTCGATAAAGTGAAACAAGGTGAGGCATATCAGATTGTAAATACTGGTGGATATCCCGAGAACACAACAATATGGTCTCAATTAACAGGTTATAGCACCGCAGGTGAATTAAATAGTGTGGTACAAGTAGGCAATACATTTCAAGCGGGAGTTGACGGTGATACAATTCAAGGCACACAAGGCTCAGATATTAGATTATCAACAGGAAATAACGAAGCTGTCGCAGAATTTTATCCAGTTCGTATATATGATTATGAAGTACAATTAAATGAGCAACGAAGAGAGATACAGCTTGTGAATAAATCATTGCTACCGTCAATACAAAATCAATTAAAAAGAGTATTAAATGACTCGTAAACAATCACAAGCAGGATTTTACACACTTCGCTCGATGAAGATTAGGCCCCTGCTTCCGAGCCAGAGAAAGGGCGAGGGAAGCGCCGACCATGTAGATATAACAAAGGTCGTAACAGACTGGAGCTTACAAGAAAGCATTGATAGCCCATTTATATCAGGTTCAGCAATCATTCAAGAGAGTGATGATCTTCTTAGTAAGGTACCTTTAATAGGTGAAGAAGAAATAGAGATAACTTATCAAGATTTCTATGGAGATATACAAACCCATATCATGTTTATCTACTCTATAGAAGATATAAAGCCACTATCAAGCATCAATGATCGCATGGTAAAGTATACCGTAAGATTCTGTACAAAACAAAAGCTATTAACAGATACAAAAGAGATAAGCAGATCCTTTAGTAAGCAGAAGATAAGCGATATAGCATCTATTCTCTATGAAGAATACTTTAAACCACATACAGATAAAGAGATAGAGATAGAAGAAACAGATGGAGAACAAGTCGTAGTCGTTCCATGTCTATACCCTGATGCCGCAATGCAATTTTTATCTAGAAGAGCCTATAGTAGTAATAATAAAACATCTTTATATAGATTCTTTGAGACAAGAGAGAAGTATTATTTCTGCACGAGTGAGTACCTGACCAATAAATACAGTGGTTTTGAGGGTCTGGATGAAGAATCCAGGAATCGCTTATTTTTTATATACAACACTGTAGATGATAACACAGGAACAGGCCAGACCATAGCACAACAGAGCGTGAACACAGTGAACTACGGTACCAAGGTCGATACAATGAACGATATGAAGCTTGGTGGATACCGCAGGACCGTGAACGAACTTGACATCAACTATAGGTCCAGAATCAAAAGGACCTATGATTACTCTGATGAATACAAAGACTATAAGGCACCAGAGGACTTAAAGCTAACTCACTCGCAAGAGTTCCTTGATTCCTTTATGGCAGATGAGAATTCGCCTACTACTACACTGGTTACAGACTTTCCTCAGATAGGTATGGGGAAGGGCAAGAACAATATGCTGAAGCCGTATCAACACTTCTATGAGAACTATACTACTAAGCCTATAGTGGACTACCATATGAATAGGAATGCGTTTGATATAGAGATAAATGGTAGAGAGAAGTTATATGCGGGAATGATTATTAACCTAGAACTGATTAAATTTAGTAATACTCTAGCAGGTACCAGAGAGATTGATACTGAGAGAAGTGGTAAGTATCTTATCATGAATGTGGGATCTAACTTTAGTGGTGATGAGTTTAAACAGACTCTACGAATTACCAAGGGTGGCTTATCATGAGTGGTGATGCAGTAGCCATTTTGTTAGTAATATCAATCACTTACACACTGTATTTGAAATATAAGGATTCAGAATGAGCGAAGGGTTTAACAATATGCTCCACTTTGTTGGAGTAGTTGAAGATATTCATGATAGAACGAATAGTGGTCGTGTTCGTGTAAGAGCGTTTGGTATTCATCCTCCTCGTGCTGATGAGGGTCAAGAGAATAGTGTTCCTACTGCTCACTTACCATGGGCAACTGTATTAGACGGCACTTATGGTGTTGCACCAGTCATTCCTAGTGTGGGTGAATGGGTATTTGGTTTCTTTATAGACGGGCGAGAAGCACAACAGCCTATCATTACTGGTAGACTTCCTGGTATGCATCTACAAATGCCTGCAGGTAGTGGTGAGCCAGGAGAAGATGGCTATCTACCACCAGAATCAGTGAATGAGTTTGGTGCACCCCCACTTCATAGATATCAAGGTGGTGAAGATGCTCAGAAAGGACAAACATTAAGTCAGCGAGTGTTCCAGAATAGTAACGTCATGCAAGCAAATGGTGAGACATTTGATGAGCCACCTGTAATGATGCCTGAGAACAACTATGACAATCGATTAGTTAAGTCAAAAGATGGAGATAACTTTATCGTACTAGGATCAGGCCAAGATGGTAACTCTAGTGATTATATTATGATCTCCCACTCCTCTGGCTCTGTATTCCAGATAGATGCTAACGGTACTATGCTAGTTAAATCTTTCTCTGATAAGTATAACACAACTGATGGTGTAGAGTCAAACTTTATTACGGGATCACAGCATACTAACATTCAAGACGATTATACACTTAAGGTAGAGAATGGATGTGGTAAGATACAGATTGCTGGTAACTTTGATATCGAATGTACAGACTTTAATGTAAGAGCCTCTCGAAACATCAATCTCAACGCAGGAGCAAAGATAAATGCTTCTGGATTAGGTGTTGGTATCTATGCTAGTGGCGATGACATCAATATGATAGCGCATCAGCACTTCAAAGCATCAACAAGCGTGGGCGGTATGTACTTCAAGTGTCTTTCACCAGGAACTCCAGTACCAGGCATGACATCGAATGGTGGTGATTTTCATGTTGACTCGTATAAGATGAATCTACATAGTCTGTCATATACTAAGCTACATAGCACAGGATTACCTGCAGTATCAGCAGGACTATTACCTTATCCAGATGTTGGCCATAATGGTATCGATATCTATAGCACAACATCATTAAGAATGAACTCACTTGCGACAATGAATCTAAGCACAGTAGGTGTCATGGGAATCAATGCCGGGGGTGCGATGGGTATTAAGAGTATTGGTACATTAGATATTCATTCAACAGCACAGCTTGGAATTGGTGCTACTCTCTTACTCAATATGGATGGTCAGCTAGTCAATATCGGTAACGGCACAGCATCTGCAACAGCGGGATTTGCTGGTGGTTCAATTACGTCATCTATAGCACCACAGTTAGTTCAGTCAACAGTTGGAGCAGTGCCTAACATAAGTGTAACAGAAATAGCATCGTGTGTCAAGCCACCGAGCATAGAACATCCAGTCGTGCCCTTATTTACTCCGCTAGTGAAGAGAGTTAAAGCAGTGTTCACGAGTATGTTTGGCTCTGGTGATAACTTAGACTAGGTGGGATGGACTAAATACTTAGGTTGCCACTTTTATTATAACACATTTTTGCCCGTTGTCAACCATTAATTTAAAGAAAAGAGAGAATAAATGTCAATACAATGCGATAACACAACACCAATAGCCAGTAAAGCAGGTTCGCTAACTGTTGGTGATGCTGTGTTCGATAGTATCTTTGATCTGTCGAGTTTGATAACAAATGATCCATTAAGTCAATTAGATCGTGGTTCTGTTGTCTCGATTACAGATGCGCTGAATAATGTATTAGGAAGTGAAGACCTTCAGGCATATCCCACATTAAGTGAGAGATATAGCCAGTTTCCTCTTACCTATACAGAGATAGCTGATTATATGTTGACAAACAATGTAACAGTTGATATACTTGGTGAACTTCAGGCATATTCTGTGCCAGTTGGAGCTTCTTCTAGTATAACAGGTCTTCTTGACGATCTAGACTTCCATTACAATCAGAATTTTGGTAAGACTATCAGTGAGGGTCTATGTGGACAGTTTGCGAATGCTCTTCTTGATCTAGCGGCAGCCTTCTCTCTTCTTAACTCAGTTGTTGATAAACTAAACGGCTTGAATCTAAATGATCTTGATATACAAGCAAAGCTACAAGCATTAGCCGCTAAGTTAAAGATAGATGCGATTGCAGCCTCTATAAAAGAGATTATAACAAAGTTAGTAGAGAAAGTCAAGCGAAAGGTGTTACAGGCCGTTAATTCTATCATACCACAACTCAAGAACATGGGCTGTGCTAGTAAAGCATTATATAGAAAAGTAAGAAGACAGATTGATCAAGTCAACGAGTTCTTCTCTGATGCCAACATCAAACAGATTAAAGATAATGTTGAGACATTCATCTCAGAGATGGTCGCTAACTTCCAGCGTATGACGTTCAATAACATTGGTGCTATGCTTCATTCATTATGCTTATTTGCTGAACGACTACAAGACATATTAAGTGGTCCTGGTGATAAACTAAACAAGATAGTAGAAGCAACTGCTGTAGAACTTAAAGCACTTCAGAATGTTGGCCTTATCAATACAAAAGATGCAGTAGATAATGGGGGTGCTAGAGTATCTGATGCACAAAGAAAAGAGAAGATTGAATCAGCAAGAGAGAAGTTAGATGTCACGGACCCTTGTCCAACAGCAGACGAGATAGAAGCGATTAGTAAGATCAGTGAAGATGGTCTTGGCCAGTATATAACCTTCTCTAAGTCAGTGATTGATAATAAAGAATGGCAAGATATCGATAACTCTGTATGGAGTAAGCTACTTAGAATTACTTCTCAAGTGAATAAGGGATATGAAGATGTTAAGCAACAAGAGAGTGATGAACTAGCACAGTTTGATACAGATGGTGATGGTGTTATTAGTGACAAAGAGAATCCTAATATAGTTACATCATCTACTAGATCAGGGCGATCAACAGGTCTCGTGAAGACAAGACTACAGCCAGGCGATGCGGGTTATGTTGATCTCACGACAGTAACTGATCCTACTCTACCAGATCCTAATGTAGTGAAAGTAAAAGCAAAAGATCGATGGGATTTCGTGAAGAAGGCTGGTGGATCTCTTCTGAATACCTTTTTAGAGAATACCATAGAGAAAGTCACAGATATAGAAATAACTGACTTTGATGGCCTTACAAGAACATTAAAGCCAGGTGATGAAGGATATACTGAACTCAAGAAGGAGATACAACCTGATAACTATCAAGTTATAAATGGTGTCAAGAAGAAGACTGATGTTACTTCTAAGCTAGGTGGTGTATCGAATCACATACATCTTACGGGCTTTGCTGTAGACATCAAAGTGAATGACGAGAACAGAACATCTACTATCATTGCGGCAAGTAAAGCAGGCTTCTCTGGTATTGGTGTGTATAAGACATTCCTTCATCTAGACGTAGGTAATAGAAGATCATGGATAGCTGGACAAGACAGTGTTGATATTAAACAGCCCGAGAAGTTTGCCGGTACAGAACTCTCGAACTATGTTGATATCATGAGTAAGCACGACATAGACGAATATAGAAAACCTAGAGGCGATGACGAAGATTCATCTTCATACTAGTATAAATAAACTATAAAGGGTAAACAAAATGGCATTAACACCTCGCACACGATCACAAGAGTTCTTCTCTGATTTCACACGAAATCTAGAGCAGATACCTGGTAGAACAGATTTGTCTCGTGTAGTCAACGAGAGTGCTGTGAAACAAAGTATATTTAATCTAGTCATGACTGATCGTGGCGAAAGATTGTTTCAACCTAATATAGGCTGTGACATTCGTGGCTCTCTATTCGAGAACATTGATGCTAACTCAATGCTCATACTAAAAGAAAACATTAAGTCTACAATCAATACCTATGAACCTCGATGTAATCTTCGAGATGTAGAAGTAAGTGGTAATGTAGACAACAACGAACTAAGGGTGAAGATTGTATTCAGTGTCATAAATACCACTACTACATCATCACTAACAATTGATCTCAATAGGGTAAGATAGACATGGCAGATTTGTCACCAGTAACAAACTTAGACTTCAATGAAACTAAGGAAGCACTCAAGACTTTTCTAAAGAATCAAGGTCGATTCAAAGACTTTGATTACGAAGGGTCGAATATGAATGTGCTTCTTGATGTTCTATCGTATAACACATTCTATAATAACTATTACTATAACATGGCCATCTCAGAGATGTTCCTTGATAGTGCTAGCCAGAGAAACAGTGTATTGAGTCATGCTAAGGAATTAAACTACCTACCTACAAGTAGAAGAAGTTCAGCAACGAAAGCAACGATTAGTATTACAGCCGCTAATCTAGATAGTAACTATTTCACAATACCTGCTAATCGTGCATTCATTGGTCGCTGTGGTAACAAGACATATAACTTCCTTACTGATAAAGCATACAATGCTGTACGATCTGTCACAGACGATACCTTATACACTATAACAGATGTTGATCTGTACGAAGGCCGTATGATCGAAGAAACATTATCGACTGCTGATACTACACTATCAAATGAAGGTATTGATACACGAAGCCTAACATTAACTGTCAACGGTATTACCTATACATATCGTGCCGATATCTTTGGTGTAACAGAGACTGATAAAGTATTCTATCTACAGCCCGAGAATGACGGAAAGTACTCTATACAGTTTGGACAGAATAAGTTTGGTGTACAACCCACGATCACTGATTCAATCGTAGCGAAGTATAGAGTAAGTAATGGCCCTTCAGCAAATGGTGTGTCCTCTTTAACGAGTGGCAACTTTGGCGGCTCTTCATCGATCACAGTGAGTGTAACAACAAATACAAGTGGCGGCTCGCTGGCGGAAGACATTGAGTCGATTCGAACTTTTGCTCCGAAAGCACTTCAGGTCCAAGAAAGAGCAGTCACGAAACGAGATTACGAGACTCTGCTTCGTGCTAGATTCCCGAACATTCAAGCGATATCTGTATATGGTGGTGATGAAGTTTCACCCCCACAATTTGGTAAAGTCATTATCTCAGTTGATGTGACTGGTGGTGAAGGTGCGGCTGATTACGAGATTGCTAACTTCAGATCATATCTACGAGATAAGACTCCGCTTACAATTGAGCCAGTGTTTGTTGTTGCGAAGTTCTTGTTTGTTGATACAGTGGTTAGAGTAGTTTATGATTCTACTGCTACAAGCAAGAGCGCATCTCAGATTCAGAGCGAGGTTGTTGCTGGTATTGATAGTTATCAGACCACGAACTTAAACGACTTTAATAAGACACTTCGCCAATCACGACTAGCGGCATTCTTAGATTCAATTGATGGATCGATTGTGTCTTCTGATATTGTAGCCAAGCCTATCATTGAGTATGTCCCTACACTAAACTTTGCGACTAGTCCATCGTTCTCATTTGAGTCTCAGCTAGTACAGCCATATCCGTTTGATGTCACATTAGGATTCACGGCATTCAAGCCTGCTGTAGAGTCTACTAAGTTTACTGTAGAGAATACACTTGTAACAGCAAAAGATGACGGTAATGGTAATATCATGCTTGTGACTGCAAACACAGATCAAGAAAGTGTGTTTAAGCCTTCGGTAGGTACTATTAATTATACTACAGGTGCTGTTAAGTTGTCAAATCTTAGCGTAAGTTCTTTCTTGAATAAAGCAATTAAGTTTACTGCTAACACAGTGAATAAAGATATTAAGCCACCTAAGGATCGTATTCTTATGATTCGTGGTGAAGATGTAACAGTAACTGTAAGTCCATTGGAATCATAATATGCCCGTTACGATACGAGATAGCATCTACTCAGGAATAGCAGAACAGTTTCCTGACATCTACAAGGAACAAGGAGATTTTCTTGTAGAGTTTATTCAGGCTTATTATCAGCATAATGATGAGAAGATGGATCGTGACATACCAAAACTCAAGGATATCGATACCACACTTACTACATTCCTTGTCTACTATAAGAAGAAGTATCTAGCTGATCTCCCTCTTGACACTGCACTTGATATTCGATTTATCATTAAGCATATTCAAGATATGTACAAGAGAAAAGGTACACAAGAGAGTCTTGAGTTGCTATTCAGATTATTCTTTGATCAAGATATTGAAGTGTTCTATCCGAGTACTGCTATACTAAGACCATCTGATTCTGTTTGGGGCGGTGATGTTTATCTAGAGATGTTACCTGTCTATTCAGTAGATGAGTATCCTATATCAAGAGGAGATAGAATACGAGGCGATATATCTCTTTCTTCTGCATTTGTCGATGAAGTGTTGTTTGTAAACTTTAATGGAGCATTATCTCCTATTCTCTATCTATCAAATATAGCTGGCTCTTTCTCTTCTGACGATTCGATTGAGATTGTGACAACAAACAGTAGTGGGATTGAGACTGCTACCAATGTGGGTAAGTTGATATCAGGATCGATTAATGAAGTAAATGTTAATACAATTAATAGAATTGCTAATCAGAAAGTTGGTGATAAGGTCAAGATAAAGTCTAGCATCAGTGGTCTTGATGGCGAAGGTAGAGTGTCTAAAACTTCTCAGACAGAGACTGGTGAAATTAACTTCACTATTAGAGATGGCGGGTTTGGCTATGTTGATCCAGCATCTGTCACAGCTTCGAATGATATTGGCATCAGTAATCAAGTACTGATTATCGATTCAGCAAATGTGCCTGGTGCGTCTGGCTATGTTGATATTCGGAAAGGCGATGTATTAGTAACATCGGGTGTACCTATTACATATGATGGCTCGACCTCTACAACAAATGTTACAACTCAATTAGTTTCAGGTCAAAGGTATAGAATAGTATCAAAAGGTAATACGAGTGATGCTGAGTGGACTAATCTAGGTGCTGATGCTTCTCCTGTAGAGGGTGAGGTGTTTGTCGCTTCTGGCGCTCAATTTATGGTAGACGGTTCATCACCATTATCTGGAGTGGGAAATGGTACAGTAGGACCAGAGCAATTCACAATGAATGGATCTGTAAGAGTTATCGAATATAGGCATCCACTCATATTTGTTCAATCTAATACCGCTAAAGAAGTATATGACTTCGGCACTATTGTAATTCCTGGTGTAGCTAATGCGTTAGGTGCGGCCATTACCAATATAATATCTCCTGGCACTTTTGCTATTCCAGAAGCATTTTCACATTACACTAGAAATTTAACTAGACCCAACAATTTCTCTTCCTCTGACGACTTTGTTGCTAATTTCGATTCAAGCGTTCCCGTACCAAGAGTTAGTAGCGTAGACAGTGAAATACTTGCTGATTATTTAACCGCCGTTGCGTCAAATGTTTACACTGATGTTGGACAAAATCAAAAGCTACCTGGTATTGCTCCTAATTTGCCATCTGGGCCTCAGTCTTACGCAACAGCTTTGTACGGAATATATTCTATGTATAGTAAGTTTGGAATATATCCAGGATTTCAAGCCACTGCTAGACCTATACTGTCACAGTTAAATCTCAGTAGCAACTCTATTGGAAATCAAGCTGGTACCGCTATCGACTTTCCTTCTGTGACTAATCCTTCATTCTCTGTTTGGCGAATAAGAGATGATATCTTGGTGACCACACTGGGAAACTATGAATTTTCTATTAAGTCTCTTGGTGCAATTAACGCTTCTGCCAAATTCGATATAGGAACATTGACGAATGTAGAGACAGTGAGTTTGGTTACAGATCAGATTGGTGACTTTTTAACTACTGTGATCGATCCTAACAATAACAATCAAGGAGATGTGGGAGAAGATTATCAGATGTCTGGCCCAGGAGCTGAGAACTACGATACTTCTCTTGCAGATGCTTTCTCAGCAATTACCTTGAAAATAGGCACCATCGATTCTTTGAATATATCTTCAACCGGTACTGCTTATCAGAACGATGTTAAGACTCTATTAGTTCATGATAACATAGCTAAGTTCAATAAGAAAGATATCATCATCACATTTGACAGCGTAGATTTCTTTTTGGATGCTGGAGATACTATAACTCAAGCGAGAACTATACCTGATATCGATATAAATCAAGCAGGCAATATAAGTGAATCAGCACTAGAAGCTTTAGGAACAAGTACTGTAGGCGCAGGATATGCAGAGAGTTCTACATCATTTGCATTTACGCCTGGCGGCACAATAGAATACACATCTAAAGCTAAATTCTTAAAGAGGTCTGGAAACGATTTATATTTCAGACCAATAAGCTTCCATGGATTTGACACATCTCTTCCCATTAAGGTATCTAATTTAGATAGATCAGTCACAACTATCATAGACGATGTAGACTCTTTGCCTATGGGATCAAATGCGGAAATTGACGGCGTAGCTTCTTTTCAAACTGGACAAATAGATGAAGTGTCTATTATTAAGACTGGTTATAGATACACAGATAACGAGTCTGTTGAGATAGTAAACCTAGAAACCGATAGTGCTTATTATAACCAGACTGTTGCGACTGCTAATCTCAGAGTATTAGGACAAGGTAAGACTGAAGGTAAATGGAAATCAAAGACTTCTTTTATAAGTGATAGCGGCATGAAGATACATGATAATGACTACTATCAGGAATACTCCTATGATGTATCTTCTATTGTTGATCCTGCTGTCTATACACCATTGATTGATGAGACAGTGGGCGTAGCAGGGACAAAGTTGTTCAGCACGCCCTTGATAAATAGTATTAATAATTTAGAGTCTTCTCTGAATATAGAGTTCTCATTCTTCGAGACTACTATACAGCAGTATATCACAACAGACGGAGAGGACTATACAGCAGAGTCTGGCGATAAACTTGTCGCACAAGTATCAGGAGTTTATACAGCATAATGGCTACATTGAGAATTACAAGTGATGGAGATCCTTATCCTGCGAAAGCTGGAGGAGATACTAGCGGTTTAAATCCACCAACCAATGTTGGTGTTCGAACCTTTTTAGATGGAATCACGATACAGGATCAGAGTCATGACTTCACTATAAAATATAGGGCTGGAAGTAATACCAGTGATCCGCAGGATGTGACATTAACTGGTCCTATAGGAATCACCACAAATGGTGTGGTCATTTACTCTGCAGGCTCAAGTAGTAGTACTTTACCATTGTCGGCTGTTGGAGCGCCCAATAACTTTACATGGAATGAAGCGCAAATAGTGAATGAATATAGACCAGACTTGTGTGGCGGTAGACCAGAAACTGGAGGAGAATATAGATATAGAAGTGGTGCATTCTATACGAATGGAATGGTAGGTAACACTGTGTTTACAGCCTCTAATGACTATTATAATCTTAATAGCTTTGGCAGTGAGAAGATGAGACACGCTGATGGACACTCGAAGCTTATAGGATTTGCGTTTGATGGATATCCCATATATGGTCCATACGGATACACAAGTGCTACTGACACATCTTCTGGTGTAGTGCAGATGACTAGTTCATATAGAACTAAACTTACAGAAGCAAGTGGAAGAGGCTTTACGTACGGACAAATAATTGAAGGATCGTTCATAGAGGACTTTGAGTATATTGCTACTCTCGGCACTTTAGATGAGCATAACGGAAGATATTGTAAAACTCCTGACTACGCTACGGGAACATACGCATATTTTTTAACATTCTCAGATCAACAATTTAATAACCCTGCATATCCATATATCATAGGTCCTAAAACTAGAGAGCAACGCTCAGTTTAATAACTACGGAAAAGAATAATGGCAAAGATTATAACAGAAAATTTTAAAATTGAGACGACTAATGAGTTGTTCAGTTCTTTCGAGAATAAGAATGCCACGCTTGGCGCTAATTTCTTGACTCAACTTCAATCATACGATACTGACAATTCCAGTATAGATTTGTCTTTGACAAACTCCAGTGGCGCTAGACATGATAGCGCAATAAAGACTCTAGTAGATAATCAACTTTCTATATCGAGACCAGAAGCAAACTATTATATAGTTGCCTCTACATCATTGGCTTCTATTTCCGGAGTTCCATCTATATCTAATACGCAGAAATCTAAACGAGAATTTCAAAGAAAAGTTATTTTCGGTAACAAGATAGGTGATACATCTGCAAGATATATGTTCTATCAAAACTCTTGGATATCAGGCACAGTTTACGATGCTTTTGATGACACAAAAGATGTTGAAGATATGAATATGTTTGTAACAATACAAAATGATGAAAACGATTATATAGTGTTCAAGTGCATAGAGAACAATAATGGTGCGCCATCGACAGTTAGTCCTCAAACAGTGATCGAATCATTTGCCACAGTCGATTACCAATCAATCGAAACTAGTGACAAGTATATATGGCATTATATGTTTACGGTCAGTTCTGGTGAAGCTGACATATATAAAACATCTGATAGTTTGCCTTTACCTTCAGAGTATGGAGATGCAGATGTAATAGCAAACGCAAAAGAAAGCATCTCACAGATTGCCGTTGAAACTACGCCTACTGGACAGTTTAATCAGTATTTGTTTGGTGAAGCAACTACGATAGCAAATTCCTCTGATGTTCTTATTAAGTCTACATCTGTTGTTGGAGACAAATTAAACATAATACTGGGCGTTACTAACAAAGTGGGCAGAACCCTATACAATGATTCGGATGCTTACAAATATATGTACTTTAGGTCTGCTAGTGGAGCAACTCAAGGAAAGCTTTATGATGTTATAGCCTCTACATCTAATAATGCAGATAAGGAAATAACTATTACACTAAAAACTAGTGACACTATATCAGGCTCTTCTGGTCAGCTAGTTCCCAAGATAGCTGTTACCTCTAGCACCCTAGAAGGAACTAGAGCCAAGGCTTACGGAATTATAGATCAGTTCGGAACACTAAAAAGAATTGCGTTTGAAACTAAGGGTACTCAGTATAAGTTCGCTACCGCTCAAGTAGTCTATCCTAAGAGTCTGACTGCTCCTGGAATAACAACATTAAGAGTTATAGTTTCTTCAAAAGGCGGTCATGGATCTAGTCCTATTAACGAGATGGCAATGAGTAGATTGGCTATCGTGACTAACTTCACAGGAGAATCGGTTACTATTCCTGATAGTAACACATACACTCAAGTTGGACTAATTAAGAATCCGACATTTACAGATTCTGCAACTGGCAACTCATCTATTCCCGCATCATTCGATAATAGAGTTGTCGTGAGCGTACCAGGAAATGTAACATCTGATGCTGTAGCGAATAAATATATTGAACAGTATCTCAGAGTTGTAGATGTCAAAGATATGGTAGACGGAGAGAAGTATGTGATAAACAGCCTAGGTAATACTTCTAATACTGAGTGGACTGACTTAGGAGTTTCTTCTGGAAATGTAAAGCCAGGACAAGCTTTCACTTCACAAAACACTTCTGCTGTAGGATCAACTAAAACTGGAACAGTTACTGTCGTAGTAGACAATTTATCTGATGATCACGATGAAGAGATTGTGACAGCTAAGATACATGAGTCTAAGGTAAATGGTGCAAATACAGATATTTATCTAGTAGATTATTATGGAGATTTTGAGAGTAAGCTACAAGAAGGAAATATTAGAATAAAAAATTCGCCGAACGCTACCACTGCCACTACAGTAAGTATAAATAGTACTATCACTTATGGATCATATGATCCGTATACTGGAGAACTTCTTCACTTTATAGACTTTTCTCCTATTACTAGAGTAGAGAACAGACGAGAAAAAGTAAAGTTCACATTTGACTTTTAAGGAAAGAGTATATAGCCCATGGGTATTAACACCGATTTAAATGTAGATCCGTATTACGATGATTTCGATGAAGCGAAACAGTTCAACCGTGTTTTGTTCAAGCCGGCAAAGGCTGTTCAAGCAAGAGAACTGACTCAACTTCAATCGATTTTGCAAAAGCAAGTTGAGAGATTTGGCTCTAATATATACAAAGAGGGCACAATCATTAGCGGTATTAACTTAACCGCCAGGCAAGACCTGAACTATGTGAAGTTGAATGATCAGGCAGGATTTAATGATCCGTCAATCTATGATCAAGTTGTTGGTTCTGATGGAACTACAACTACCTTCACAGTTACGGGTCAGACATCTGGACTAAAGGCTGAGATAATTAAGGGTCAAGGTGGCTTTCAGACTCAAGATCCAGACCTAAAGACTTTCTTTGTTAAGTATTTGAATACTACACAAGATAACGCTACTGATGTTAAAGAGTTTCTTCAAGGCGAAGTACTTCAGGTTAAGAACTCGACAGATACTCTAGTAGCTGATGTGACTGTAGCCACCACAACCAATCACGCAGGCAAATCATTTGGTATTTCTTGCGAAGAGGGTGTTATCTATCAGAAAGGACACTTCATTTTCGTAGATAATCAATTCATTATTGTAACTAAATATCGTAACATCCCTGGTCAAGATGCAACTGACACTAGCGTTATTAATCCCGTTTCAGTCGGCTTCACTGTTAAAGAAAATCTAATTGATTCTGATTTAGACACAACTCTTCTAGACAATGCTTCAGGATTCAACAACGAGAATGCGCCAGGAGCTGATAGACTTCAGCTTGTTCCTACACTGGTATCTTATAGCACATCAGCAGAGCCTACAGAGTTCTTCGCTCTTATTAGATATTCTAATGGTAAGCCTGTTCGTATTCGTGATGTCACGCAATTCAACACAGTGACTACTGAATTAGCTAGAAGAACTTATGAAGAGTCTGGAAACTATGTAACTAATGGACTTAGAGTTACCCTTGAAAAAGAAGGAAACACAGCATTCGCTATCGTTTCTCCAGGTAAAGCCTACGTTCGAGGTCAAGAAGTTACTAATGTATCAACTACGAAACTGCCCATTTCTCCTATATCTTCAACGCAAAGTAGAACAGCACAACACACTGGTGTTAGCTATGGACAATACTTCACCTACAGTTCTGCTCAAGCGGCAGTTGTACAAGATTACAACCTAGACGGCACGAGATACACCCTCTTTCAAGATACAGGAGGCAGCACTGCAATAGGTAGCTGTTCAGTAGCGAATGTTACTCCAGGCAAAATATTTGTATATGCAATTCAAAAAAATACAGGCAAAGAATCTACGCCTATATTGAGAATAGGCACTACTGTGCTTACAGGCAGTGGTATGCTTAATGAAGCTTCTGCGGGATCTATGATATTCGATTCTGGTAAATCTGGAATGAGTTCTATTGCGAATGTTAGTGTAGTCAAAAGAGTGAAAGATACTTCTATCAACACTGCTTCTTTTACATTGACAGCCACAGCAACAGAAAAGCCTCTAGCCACAGACATAGTTGCTCTTGACGCTTCTGATAAGACTATGACAGCTACAGCATCAGGTTCGAACAATATATCTGTCGTGTTAACCACAACTGGTGGGGTCGCCAGTGCTCCTACGACTGTCTACTACAATGTTTTACAGACTAATGTTTCTCATGATACATTAACAGAAGAGACTGGATATGTTAAGACTGTTTATAATGCAACTAATGGCGCTCTATTAGGAATTCCTAATGCAATCGAAATCGTTAGTGTGCAAGATAAGTTTGGGGCAACCGGCACAACAGATGTTACCTCTAAGTTTAGACTTGTGCGAAATCAAAAAGATGGATTCTATGATAGATCATTTTTGACTTTGTATTCGGGCGAAAGTTTAACTGACAACGACTTGCTCATTAGATTTAAGTACTTAAAAAGAACTTCTACTGTTGGCGGTGGATATTTAATAGCCAACAGCTATGATAATGTTACCAGCAAATACTTAGTCCACGATTACACGACAAAGGATTTGATCGAACACGATCTACTGAACTCATATGACTTTAGACCGTATGCCACAAGCAATGTCGATCCTAGTACGGGAGCTGGCGGTGCACCAACAGTAAACTCTTCATCGCCTGCGTCATTAGATATTACTAGAGGACTTACTCCTGCAAACGGTGCAACAGTAAGCGGTGATCAGACTTACTATATGTCTAGAATAGATAGTGTGGCATTAGACGAATACTCTAACATATTCCTACTCAAGGGCGGTGAAGACGAGAATCCTAGCCTTCCTTTCATAGGAGATAATTATGCTATCAGCCATGTTAGTGTGCCCAACAATACGGCAGACATCACAGGCGAAAACAAAATTAGTGTTCGAAGTGTCGCAAATAAAAACTACACTATGGAAGATATAGGTGAGATAGAGCAGAAAGTGGACGGTCTAATAGATGTAGTTTCTTTGAGTCTACTAGAGCAAGATACAGCTAGTCTTGAGATTAGGGATGGCTCTGGTGCAAATCGATTCAAAAACGGCATTCTAGCTGACTCCATTAAAGACTTAAATATCGCAGATATTCGAGATCCTGAATTTAGAGCGGCAATCGATAAAGGTAGAACTGTTGTAACTCCTGCAGTCAAGCAGTTCCCAGTAGACTTAAAAGTTGGAAGTCAGACTGGAGCTAATGTGGCTTTTCCTGATGTTGCAACGATAGCAGATACTGGCACTAAAGTAAGTATTATCACTCAGCCTTACGCAACAAACTTTAGGAACTGCGTATCAAACTTTTATAGTTATGAAGGTAAAGCTATTATCGATCCTCCTTTCAACTCTGGATACGATGTAACTCAAAATCCGGCTGTAAATCTTGAAATAGATATTTCTGGACCAATGCTTGACCTTGTAGATAATCTTCAAGAAATTATGCCTCTCACCACAGAAGAGTTTTTAGGTGAAGTTAGAACTGGAACAACAAGGCCTAGGCGTAGAGTTATAATGGGTCAGTTCAATCAAACCTTTGAGCAGAGTTCTTTAACTAGTTCTATGAGTGAGTTCAACCAGCAAGTGGGTAACTTCATCACTGATATAAACATGAAGCCTTATCTAAGGAGACAGGAAGTAAAAATTCTGGTAACTGGTTTAAGACCTAACACCAGACACTACTTCTTTTTCGACCAAAAGTCTGTTGATTCTCATGTCGCTCCAGGAACAAATATATCATTTAGTACTAGTAATAGTTCCAGCTTAGATGTTAAGAATGTATCAGGTGCTTGGCATGAAGATAAAAATACTGCTGTTAGATCAGATGCTAATGGTGTGCTGTCTGCGATATTTAACATTCCTGCAAGCACTTTCTTTGTCGGTGAAAATGTATTAGAAGTTGTCGATGTCGATACATACTCTTCTATAGATTCTGCATCAACATCTTATGGCAGAGCGAGCTACAGAGGGTATAACTTTGACATAAATAAGACTGATTTAAGCACTACAACCAGAACCGTTGACTTTGACACTTCTGTCAGTATTATACAGAGACAAGTTGAAAGACAGGTTGGAGATCCAATTGCTCAAACATTTAAAGTGAAATCTTCTAGTACCGCTGGCGCTAATATCGCTATGCTTAGTGAAGTAGAAGTGTTCTTTAAGAAAAAGAGTAGCACTTTAGGCGTAACATTACAAATAAGAGAAGTTGAGAATGGATATCCATCTAAGAAGGTTTTACCATTCGCATCTAAACATCTGAATTCATCTCAAGTAGTTGTAGATTCTGTTGACGGAACTGAAAAGACTTCATTCGTCTTTGATAATCCTGTTAGATTGAATGCTAATAAAGAGTATGCGTTTGTAGTTATACCTGATGCGAACTCTCCAGATTATTTGATATGGACCTCTAAAGTTGGAGCAACATCTAAATCAACAGGAAGCGTAGCTAGTACTGTTGCGGTAACTAATGATTGGGGTGATGGAGTATTGTTCACATCGACTAATGATAGTGCTTGGAAATCTTATCAAGATGAAGACATTAAGTTTGTATTAAAGAGATATGACTTCAACTCAACCGGTAGCATAGACTTAGTTCCAAATGATATGGAATTTCTAACGATACGAGATACAGCAAATTCATTCTTCGATGACGAATTAGCTTACATTAAGAAATCTACTTCTTACACAGCTACTATCTCTGGCACACAGCTAAATGTGATGACTATATCTGGCTCTACAATATTCGCTAATGGCGATTATGTATATCTCACAAATAATGCAGAAACAAAAGATATTGTTGCGAAGATTTTAAACTTAACCACAGACGCTACCAGCACTATAGTAACATTAGACACTCCTTTCTTTGAAGCCACATCTTCAGCAAAGGCTCATGTATGTGTAGCTGGCAAAGTATCTTACTTTAATTCTAGTAAGGCTACTGAATTGCATCTGAAAGAAAGTTCTGCTACATCAACAAACTTCATCGATGATAATCCAGTCGATACTTTAGGAGGACTAACTGCTCAAGAGACATACACTATTGTTAGTCAAGGTAATAATTCTAGTGCATTCACTGCTATTGGTGCATCTTCGTCAACACCTGGCACACAATTCGTAGCAACAGGTGCTGGTGCAGTAGCAACAGGTACAGCAAGACCAAACAGTCAAGTGATTAAAGGAATTGAGAGTGGAGCTAGTGCTAAAATTAGTAAAGTAAATAATGAGAAGATATCGTACTTTCAGCCTCAAATATACACAAGCAATACTATTAACACGGCAAGCGAGTTAAGTTTGTTTGATGGAAATTCTTTAGATAAGAATATTTCTAAAAACACTAATGTATATACTGTGAATAATATTAGAGATATTATAAGTAAGAGTCGAATAGTAGACTCTAGTGATTCGAGTAGCGAAGACTTCAAGATCAGAGTTTCTATGAGTAATAATAGCTACAGTGCTTCTACTCCAATTATAGATAAGTCTCTATCTGAAATCAACGCATATCAGTATAGAATCACAGACACACTTTCAACGACATCTTCTTGGATAGCGAAAGAAGTTGTACTTAAAGAGGGCCTCGAAGCGGATGGACTGAGAGTTATCTTATCAGCGTATAGACCTCCAGGCACATTCGTAGATGTATATGCTAGATTTGTATATCCAGAAAATATAGAGACTAAGAGCGATTGGATAAAGTTAGCTATTGCTGATAATGATCTATACTCTAACACCAGCAACACTAAAGACTATAGAGATTTTGAATACAATTTAGATGAGACAGTTTATCCTGATAACTATAGGACTTTTCAGATCAAGTTTGTTTTGAGACACGGAACAACAGGAACAAGTGGTGAGTTAGATACTGCTGAGTTAAGTTCTATTACTCCAGATATCAATCTGTTCCCGCATATATTCGACTACAGAGCAATTGCGCTAACATGATAACTAGAGCATCTTTAATAAGAAATAATTCTGGCATAGGCGCAGTAAGCGAAGATGTTTCAGGATATAATGATGCTCTCATTAGGAAAAAACGAGATAAATATATACAAGGGTTAGAGCAGAGGATAGTTAAACTAGAATCTGCTATGAATTTACTAGAGAAAACAGTCAAAGAGATAACGAAATGAGCGTAACGATTACTGCACTTTCAAACACAGATACCTTTGGTACTTGGAAAGGAAAAACTAACGAACTAATTACAGTAGCAGGCAAAGCTGTAACTATGGGTGATGCCAATGCTGGCAACATAGCATTGAATGGCGATATTACTCTAGAAAGTGGACACACAATTACTGTAGATAATATTACTAAGGCTTCAGGCTCAACGATCAATTTACTTAATCCTACAGAGATCACTGGAGACTTAACATTAGACTCTGGCGCTAGTGCTGTAAAACTTCAGTTTGATAGAGCCGGTACTAATAAGTATGCAATAGAGACTGATGCCAGTCACAGTTACTTACAGATAAAGGATGCTACTACTTCTAACTATTTGCGGATAAGCGGAACTGCAATCACTACATCTGGATTGATTATAGATGATGGCGCTTTACCAGCGGTAATCACAAAACGAATTACACATAATGGCACTAATGCTCAAACGGCATCAACATTCGGCACAGTCGATATCGGTGGTGGTACAGGCAGTGAGATAGATAATACTGTAATCGGTGTTAATGCTCCTGCTGAAGCGGCATTCAATAAAGTAACAATTAATGGTGGTACATCTAGTGTTATAAACAATACTGATATAGGTACTACAACTCCTAAAGCTGGTACATTTACATCTATTGCAACATCAAGCAATGGACACATCACGCTAAATGGAGCGGGACAACTTAGAGGTGATGTAGCAAATACTAGCGGAACTACTATTGTTGATGTTTCTGCGGCAGAGTTTAAAGGCGATGCAACGGGTCTAACTCTGGCTGGAGTAACAGCCGTATTAAAAGCCGTCTATCCTATAGGTTCATTATACACTTCAACTACTAATGTGAATCCAAATGTCACTAGAGCAACTGATAATACTGGTGGTTTAGGATTTGGTGAGTGGGTAAGATATGCAGAAGGAAGAACTCTAGTTGGACTAGATACTGGCGTAAGTATCACTTCCGGAAGTGCTAATGGTCCAGCAGGCACTGCGACATTCGTGTATGTCGGACAATATATTTTTTCTGTAGGCGAAGCAGTTAAATTTAGTGATGTTGGAGGTGCACCTAGTGGATCACAAATCAGCTCCGCTATTAATTATGTCGTAACTGATATTGGTCCTACAGGCCAGGTAGTTACCGTTAATCTTACAGGCGGAACTCCAACAACGGGCAGTTATAGTAGTTTAGGTTCAGCTAAAGTTCGTAGGGCACATTGCGATACTTTAGATGAAAAGGGTGGAAATTCATTCACTACATTGACTGAAGCCCAAATGCCTGCTCACGACCATAAGATTGATTCTTCTGCACTCTTTAGTACTGACGATGAACCTCAAAATCAAAGTCCAAATCGTATAGTTGGTGATCTCACAACAGGAGCTGTCTTAAACGAACATACTGGTACTGCTGAAATGCTTACAGAGCAATACTTAGAGACAAGAGGATCAAGTGCAGGTCACTCGAATCTTAATCCATATGTAACTGTCACAATTTGGAAAAGGACTGGATAGTGCTACAAGCAAATATAAATACAAGTATAATAATATTTAAGGAAAGCTAGAATGGCTAACAAGAAATTTTCAGACTTACCAGTATTAACTGCACTGGCCGATGGCGACATATTTGCTACCACTGCTTCCGCTGATTCCACATCTAAAAAGGTACTGGCCTCAAAAATAACGGATTATGTACTTAGCGACACAAATATTGCTAGTAAATCAGCCACAATAATAACAAAGCTTAATGGCAGTAATGATGCTGTATCTAATGGACTAAAGGCACAGAAGCTTTACTATTTAAACGAGCATCGAGACGCAAGCTACTTTTTGACATATGCTAACCTAAACGGAAAGCCAACGATACCTACAGATACGGCTACTTTCGGCACTGTCGCTGGATTCAACAACTCTGGCAACTTCGTATCTTTTGATAGCACTATCGTAAAAATGGCAGTGTCTGGCACAGGCGCTACTGCTCAAACAATGACATCTGATTATGTGACTGAAGGCACGACTAACTTATTTTATACTAATACTAGAGTTGATGCAAGACAAGAACTAAATTTCGGTAACTTATTTAACACATACAGTAGCTCTTTTGATAGCGGCACAGTGACGGAAAGTCTTCAAGATGTTGCTGGAACATTTCAAGCAGTAAGTAATGAACAGTCGAATATAATTCGTATAAGCGACAAGACTTTAGAAGCTAACTTCTCAGCAGGACAACTACTGAGAGTATATGGCGCATCAGCTACTAGTTCTAATATAAGTGCTACACCTAGTATTGGCGGAAGTATCGGTCTTGTAGGATTCTCTTCTGGAACCACTTCGGGATATAAACAGTTTCAATACAAAGCCGCACTTTTTGATTTGCTCACTGGAGAAATAGGACCTTCATCTGCCGCTTTATCTGCAAATGTCGATCTTGCGGGATCAACTGATGATGTACTTACTAAATTTAACAGAGACACATTCTTATCTCTTACTATAACAGGAGCAGATGCTACACAGGGAGTACTAGTTTATAGACAAGTTGGTGGATCAGGTGGATATAAGTTAGTTGCTGTTCTAGGTCCAAAAGACTTGGCAGCAACATGGAAAGATTACTACACCTTTGATTATACTTCTTGGTCTGGTAAAAACGCTACAGATAACTCATACTCATCGATCACGCATTTTCCTCTGACTGCACCGTCTACAGCGCAGAGAGGATGGGTAGATGTTACTGTTGATTCCATACAAACCGGTGGCGCACACTTCGACTTGAATTTGGGAACAACTTTTGTGTATGTTAATAGTGCGCCCAATGTTGAGATAGCGCACAATGACACTAACAAGATTAATGATGCTATCGTAACTAAATCTAGCCAAGGAAGAAAGGATGTTCAATTAAACGCTAAGACTTATAATGCATCTAACATCTCTGTGCCTAGTAACTTCGGACTAACTGGCACTTCAAACATAACTAAAATTAAAAAATTGCCTTGGTCTAGCTATATATCTAGTACTCCAGATAACTCTCTGATACGCTCTGATTCACCAACTAATGCAACTTCTATATCTCTTGTAGGCATAGATTTAGACGGCAATCTTACTTCTCAGTTCTTGTTACTTGACTCAACAGATGCTACAGCAAACTATTTTGTAGATTTCGGAACAAATCCAAGTGCTATATTGATAGACAGGTGTAGAATTAAAAATGTTATTGGTGGAGGAGTATACGCAACAAGCCCGAACGAGTTCAAGATGACCACGAGCGAAATTGTTAATAGCGGCGTAACTGACAGATATACATTCTCACCTCTAATTGCTGACAACGGCACGACTACTATCGTCACTAGTAATAGATTTGAAAATTATACTGACTCAGTTGATGTCTCAGTTACGTCAGAGGGTGTTATAGCAAATAATATCGTTAAGTCTTGTGGATCAGGAATATTCACATACGGATCAACATTCTTCTTGTCTTCTCCTAATGTCTTAATGGGTGCCGCAAACGAATTCTTGCCTAGTCCAGACATCTTAAACAGTGAATATGATTCAATTAATATAAATAGATCGCAGTTTGGAAGCACATCTCCATATAGTAGTGATCCGTTCACATATCAAGAAAACGGAGCTGACTTCAATATAAGTCGAACTAGCATATCGTCTCAGGCTGGTCAAATAGTTTATAGAACTAATTTGATAAGAAAGCTTTCTAATGGAGCAGAAGAGATATATGGAAATGAAGTTGGACCTGGGGCAAAAGGAATCAATGGATTCCTATTTTCAACAGTTACAGACGATGGTTTCGTAGATAATAATAGTGAAAGCTATCGAAGATATAGAATTACCGAAGTTGGTGATGTAAACTGGACTGCTATTGGTGCCGCTACAGCTACAGTCGGCACATCATTTGAATATAATGGCGTAAATGTTACAGGTACATCAGGTAAAGCGACTCCAGACGAGTTTGTTGGATATCCAAATCAAAATACTGGCACTACTGGTACAGCTACGAAGATGATATTCATAAAAGATTTAGCTTCAGGAATGGACAGAACTAAAGGCCAATTCTCGTTTGAAATAAACGACACTAGTCCTACATCTGATCCTGCAGGAAGTTATAGTAATCTGAAGAGTGGTATTTACTCTCAAGGTAATCTTACAACTCTTTATGCCGCTCAATTAACTGCTGGAAATCATCCTGCTGGATCCCAGCATGTTGGTGTAGCATGGTCTGCTAGTTACAGATATTATGCCAGTGCAGGTGAAATCGCTGTAGCAGGCACTTGGAATGTAAGTGGTGGAGACAGAGCAACAAATCCAGAGTATACTGTTAGAATCACTCCTGCGGTTTTAAGAGTGCCCTTAGCGACAGGTCATGTCGTTAGACTTGATGGCCATACTAGCTGGACTTCAGGAGGCACCAATCCTGTGGAAGGAGTTATAATAAATATTAATGCATCGAATGATGTTACTATCAAGTACTATGGCGCCACTAATAGTGGTAATACTAATGGTACAGCGACAGGAACAATAAATATAATTGATGACTTTGTGATGGCACAAGGCCTCATTAAATAGGGAAAACAAATGTCAAGCATAACAAATGTAAATAGCAATTCAAGTGTAGTAAATGTAGGTAGAACTACTCCTGTATCGCCGGGACCACAGACTGCGGAAAAATCAATACCCGTTGTAATGGCATCTGATCAAACTGCAATTCCTGTAGTAGAGCAGAATAAGGTACAGTCAGAGGTAGCACTATCTCTTTTAGGTATTCCTAGAGCAGAAGTCGCTCTTGGTATTTTTGCTGATGTTAATACATATGATGTTAACCCCTCAGAATGGTCTATGAAGCCAGAATACCATATTGATGGTCATGGTGTAAAGCATCTTCCTACAGAAGCTGGTGCTCTTGTAGAAGCTCCTAGAAATGAAACATCAGTATTGACTTCTAAGCGTTTCTTTAGATATCAGCCTGGTCGTGTATCAGCGGCTACATTTGGTATAAGAAGTTCAGTATCACTTGCAGACTTTGCTCAGAATCCAGCTATTCGTAAATATGGCATCTATGATAAGTACGATGGCTACTATTGGGAAACTAGAAATAGTGGAGTCGATGATAACTTCTCTGTTGTTCGTAGAACTCAATCAGTTGCATATTCTCCAGTAACTCCATATGGCATAAAAGCTACTACTCTATTAAGAGGAAATAATAATACATCAAATACTACCGTTGCTACTACTCAAACAGACGACTACAGAGCAGTAGGCAATGGAGCAAGTGAGGCTTTGGTTAGTGAAGGCCTACTGTCTTCGGATAGACAGATCGTAATAGACAAGAAGTTTGATATTGTAGACAGTGCTTTAGCTGTTGCATATAAATCGTACTATCAAGCTAGTTCTGCGAACTTCAACACTTATAACAATGGTGGAACAGGCACTGCAATTAGTCCTGTAGCGAATTCTGGTGATTTGGCAGCTACTGGCTTTGCCACTCAAAATGAATATAGATATTACACTGATCTGGCAGCCGCTATTAACGCTGACAATGGCGGAATTACTGATATTACAGCACTAGAAGTTAGGGCTAAGTGTAAGCGTGATTTAGATTACTGGATCGACAACTTCCTTCTTGACATGAAGCATGGCGGTAAAGCCCACACTGTTATCAACACATCTAACTTTGCCCTATCGAACGGTACTTCTGACTGGTACAGCATAAAGGTAGGCATATTTCCTAAGGTTAGTAGATTTGAAAAGCCTGTTCATCAGGCCCTTAAACTAATATTTAAAACCGGAAAACTTTTTCAAGACAGCGATACCACTGCGGGTACGGGCTCGGTAGGAGCTTTAGGAACACCTACTGGTACTGATCTTAACTTGTCTGCCGAAGCGATAGCGTTTGTTGGTGCTGACACTACTGGTCTGGCCGCAATAACACAGACTGCCTTCACAGATGACGATTTTTACGCTGGGCTCACTTCACCGACTGCATTGGTCACGGCTGATTACGGTACTGGTGTAAATGCTAAAAGTAAGTTAGACACCTTTTTTGATGTCAAAATGAATTTCTGGGCATATTGGGTAACAACCAAAACTGCGACAGGCGTAAGGGCATATGATGCCGCTACACAAATTCAATATTCTATTCCAGCTGGTGGTCTTAGTTCCTTAGCCGCATTAGGATATACTAACAATGCCGCAGGTCAAGCAAAACTAAAAGCTTATCTGAAATACAAGTGCCAGCGTGATGTCGGATACATCATCGATGGATATAAGAACGATATTTTGGGTGGCGGTAATGCAGAGACAATATATAACGCTTCAATGTTTTTAAGAGGAACAGGACTATCTGTATATTCTCAGCAAGGCGGTGGTAGTAATAATGATGGAAACATAAGCGAACCAGAAAGACACGCACACTTAAAAACAAGAATACAAAACGATCTCAAGACATTTGGCTTTGCCGATTCAACTAGCGAATATGTTAAATTGACATCTCTTGCAGATCATGTTATAGCAAACTTTGATGTAGAAAAATCTACTGCAATGTCTGTCGGTGATCGAGGATTCGCTGGTAACCTAGTTGCTCTTCGTGATGGATTAATACACACTCATGCGGCTGTATATGATCCCTCTCTACTAAAACCAGCTAAGAAAATAATTGCTAGAGTGACTTCAGGTACCGTTGACGGCACAGATCCTTGTGTCTTTAAGCTAACAGAAGGTTATGTAACCTTTGGTCAACACATCAAGATTCACTGGACAGGTAATGGAACAGTGTTAGACACAGACACTAGAAATGGAGAAGTCTTGACTGTCACTAGTGTTTTTGGTCCTAAAGGATGTGAGTTTACAGCAAAAGATGCAGTGACAGGTGTGGCTGTAACACCCACTCAGAATCAAATTAATTCAGCTAGTATCGGAACTATTAGTATAACTACGGTTGTTCCTTTTATATTCCCTAAAGATTATAATGTCGTTAGTAGTGATGCAACGACTCTCAATAACTTTGCATCAAAAATAGATGTTAAGCCTAGTAAAGTTAATAACAAGGGGGCTTTGGTAGACGGAACTGATGCGAGAGAGTTTAGAACATATTCGGCATCGTTTGATACTGGTTTAATACCTAAAGGTCCAGTATTCCCATATATGTATTCTGCTGGTGACGACTTAAATGCTACAGCAAACTTCTATGAAGACGAGAAATATGTAGGATTCATCAATACAGCTTTAAACCCTTCAATTACTGGTGAGGGCGGCACAGCGGCTTCAAATGTAGACACTATTAGGTCACAGATTGACAATGTAAACTTTTTCCCAGAATATATTAACTGGATTAAAAACAATGTTGATCCTAAATATTACGGAGTTTACGAGTATCGTGTACCTCGCTCAAGATTTAGCCACGATGCCCTTGACGGCATTGCTGGATTAACTACAGACAATCCCAAGACTGCTATCAATCCTGGTAGAAGAAATAGAGTATATAGTGATCTAGCAACTGGATCTGGCGGTATTGCTAGACCAGGCGAAAACTACACAGTAACTGATAATACTCCTGAGTATCAGCAAAGTGCATATAAGTTTGACTTCACTAAAGTAACGATGCTTAAAGTAGAGTTCTCTTGGTATGGTGCTGTTGGCGCATTGTTCTTAGCATATGTTCCTGTTGGTAACGGTGAAGCACGATGGGTACGTGTACACCATCTACGAGCATCGAATCAGTTGAAGATCGCATCTCTTGGTAACGCAACATTGCCTATTACTTACACTACTTACGGTGGTGGTTCGCAATATTGTCTAGGTGATGGAGAAGATGGCACTATCCAACAAGGGTACGGCACATTCTCACATAACATTGTTAAGTATGGTGCTTCATACTACATCGATGGCGGAGATAGAGGTACTGTTCGTTTATATAGCTACAACAATGACGCTCAAGTAGATGCACTAGGTAAGCAATTCGCCCAAGGTGGAGCATATGTTGCTGCCGACACGGTGATAACAGGCTCTACTTTACCTTCTATTGTAGTTGATGCTGTAGATAAAACTACTAGTACTGATCTAATTGATCCTAGGTTCTACATGGGTGCTACTGTGAAAACAAGTAGCAGACTAGATCAAAATATTAAAGTTGTTTGGGCTGATCCAGATTCAGGTAAAGTATTCTTGTCAGCACCATTGAGCAGTAGCACTTCAATGAAATTACTTCCTGATAGAGCAGAAACGGTATACGGACTAGAGACTAAGCAAGTTATTCTTAGTACACGAGAAGGCAATTCTGTAAGAAACAGAGTTCAGGTTTATCCAACTAAACTTTCTGCTTCTAACAGTAGTGGCGAAAACACTGTAAGATTGAGATTTAAGAAAACTCCTATCTTTCAAAGCAACATCATGTCAGCGGGTAAGTTAGACCTATCTGCTGATTATACAATAACTAGTGCTAAGACTGCACTAGCTGTGACTGAAACTGTGACTACGGGCAACTTAGCTAACACAGCGTTTAATAATAATGTGGTCACTGCGGCTGCTCATCCATTCTCATCAGGCGAAGCAGTCAAATATAGTCATGGTGGAGGCACTACTGTCACTAATCTAGTTGATGGAACTACATACTTTGTTAGAAAAATAAGTGCAAATACTTTTGAACTTTATGGCACTGAGGCTCAAGCACTTGCTGATCTTAATGTGACTACAGGTAGAGTAGCATTATCTACTAGCGGTAGTGGTAGTGCCCATACTCTAGTTTCTGCAACAGGTGGATTCTTAGCTAACGGACAGGATATATACGGTTGGTTTAGAGGCAGAGTAGAAGCAGAGAATGTTACAGTATTTGGTAGATTATATAAAGAGACTGATCTATATTACTTTGAGCCTCAAGAAACTTTTGAAGGAACTGTTGTTCTTACAAGCGGAGCAAAAGATTTCTTCTTACCAGATTTGAGATTCTCATCAGATGGAGATCAATATGGAAGTGCTGTTACCAAGAACACCAGTGACCTAGAAGGTCTTAGTTCTATTAAAATAGCAAATGATTTGACTGTTCCTATTCCAGATACCGGCTCTAATGTAGCGACTATATACTTACAGCAAGGAACAGAACAATTCGATTTAAGCACCTATTTCGATTATAACAAGGAGTACTTATCGTTTCCTTTGACCGATGTCGCTGACAGCTTGTATTTTGCTGTTGATGCTGACACCGCTCATACGAGCAATGATGATCCTATAAGCTTGGGTGTAACATGGGAAGAGCAGTAATTTATGTCAAAACAGATAAAGATTGGGCTGGACAAAGTTCCAGCTCCAGTCACAAAACAGTTTACTCAACTGGTAGACATCGAGGGCACAAGGCTTTTTGATGCCGCAGGCAATCCTCTTGTAACTGAGGAAGAAGCGGCACTAGTACAGTTTACCTCGACTGAAAATGCATTATCTGTATTTGTTAACAATGATAGTGTTAGGACAATACCAATTAAGGAGCAGTTTGCTCAGACTTCGCAAGTGAGTTCATCTTTGCTTGGCATTCCGAGAGCAGAAGAACAACTAGCACTATTTTCAGATGTTGCAACATATGGCCTAGACGAAGATCAGTGGAATGAGTATACATTTTCTGATCAACAGACTCCTAGTGCTTGGTATAGAAAGGAAAACCCTGAGTATGGAAGAAGAGAATTACCAAGTTTCAATGAAGGTTCTACTGAGCAAGCATTATATCTAAAAGCCTTTCCCAGTCAATATGGGTTTCCACAAGGTACGACAGAAGCGAGACTGACCGACCCTACCCCGAGTTTCGAAAGCTACATGAATTTCATCGCTTTAGGAAAATACCTGTACAGTTTTTTTCTAGGCACTTCTACATCCTTTGTAGAGAAGAATTTCTTAAATAATGATGTTGCTAGTGTTGTTAATCAGGGATTGCAACCGATTACACCAGTTTTTCTACAAGATATTCTTCAATTTGATGGAAACGGAAGCTTTTTCGATGTTGTATATGGCGGTACCACAGAACAAGAGTCCTTCGATGCTATAGAGAGATGGACATTTTTCTTTGATCAAATTGTAGCTGGAACAGCAAAGTTTCCACCACTAGTAGGATCGGCTCAAACAGATTTTACTAAGACTGATCTGTATAGAGCCATACAGAACTTTGCTACTAAGTGCAAACCTGGTGGTAGCTCGACAATAAGACAGATAGCAGTACTGGAAAGTAAACGAGCGTTTAGATATCAGCCAGGTAGAGCAAGCGGATTTACCTTTGGCGCAAGAATGGCATCAGAGCCTACAAGCACAAGTGCTTTTCTTGAGTGGGGATGCGCTAACGACACAGACGAGTATATGTTTCAACTGAGAGGTAGTCAGTTTAATATCGTAAGAAGAAGTACGATTAAGCTGTCTGACGAACTTCTTACTAGACAAGGCTTAGATTCTAGTAATCAAAGTGATACAGCTATTTTTCCTAAGGGAATAGGTAATAGTAATGCGCTTTGGGAAACAGTAATACCTAGATCAAAGTGGAATGGCGATGCTCTATTAGGCACTGGAGATTCTGGTTATATATTGTCATTCGAAGATGTTACGATGTACAAGATTGAGTTCTCTTGGTACGGCGCAATCGGTGCAAGGTTCTATGCGTATATTCCTAGCGGGAATGGAGAAGCCCGATGGGTTAAGCTCCACACATTCGTAATCGAAAATGGATTAGGTCAACCAGTACTAGCAAATCCAGACTTCAAGTTTAAGTACTTGCTATACACTGATGATAATGCAAATATACGATCTCCAATATATCTCTATAAGTACGGCAGTAGCTACTATGTAGATGGTGGAGATGAAGGTACAATCAGACTATCTACAACTACAGCAGACACTAAAGCTTTTAGTACTCGGACACCTGTGATAGGCATATTACCTAAAAATTATATTCTGAACAGTAAAGGCGAATCTATACGAAACTATAAGAAGTCATATCCTTCTAAAATCTCTGTAAGCACTAGTAAGAGGTGTAGAATAGATGTGGAGGAAGTTACTGGATCTCCTGAAGGTGTACACTTTAATTTTTCTCCTTCTATTTTTATGAACGGAAGACATCCTAAAAGCAGAACATTAGACTTCAAGTATGCAGCCTCCAACATAATCGATATAGAACAGCCGAGTAATCCTGCTGTAACGGGAACAATTACTGCAACAATTGCTTCGGCTACTATTGTAGGCGTGAATACACAATTTAACACATTAGCTTCTGGATCTGGTGGCGTAGATCCAGGCGATAATATAATTATAGATGGCAACGAATATGAAGTCGAAAGTGTAACTGATAATTTGAATCTAGTGTTAGCTACAGTATCTACTTCAGCGGTAAGCGGTGTATCGACTACTATCGTTAAAAAGCTTAATCCCTCCGACAACTACGCACATATAATCGCAGATGGAGTATATGGAGTCTATGTTAATAATTCATACTCAAGTAACAGTAGATCAACAAACACTCTAAGAAGAAATTCAGCATATAGTTTAACTGTGCAAGATGTCAGAGATAGTAGCAAGGTTGATGGCTCGATTCTTTCTCCTGAAAACAAAGAATCATTCACTGGAGTTTTGACTAATTATAATACTATCGTTTCATCAACAGTTCCAATAAGTTCAAACAACTTTAAAATACATTTTTTAAATCCTAAGGCATACGATTCTGGATCAGGTGCTAGTAGACACTTTGCAGAATTTTCTGTAGGAGTAACTCCACATACTCCTATTGCTCCAGGTGGAGATGCAGATGCAAACAAAGTTCAATTTGAGTTTGCGACTGGACAATATAAAGATTTTGATATAACAGAGTTTCCTCAGATAGAGTATTCTCATAACGCAACTAACTATAATCAACTGGCAAGAGCAGAGCAGTATGAGTGGGATCCCAGCTTTGGAGATAGAATGTCTGTTGATCCCAGAATACCTAATCCGAAAGGACCTGACAGTGGATTTTTATCTACAGTAGTAGGTAAGATTAATGTTAACAGCCACCAAGTAACACTGATTGAAGATGGTGGTGTTGATCCTAGTAACGGAGTAAATTATACTGGCCTCAAAAAGTTAACATTCGCATCTGGCGTACCTGGACCCAGCGACTCGCTTATAAAGTTTGATTCGGCCGGTAATCCATTATCAGAAGTGGGCGCAGGCTTTAGAGGAACAACATTCTTTTTCAGAACAACTGTTTTCAGACCTAATGGTGCAAATGCATACATATACGTTGATGGTGGCGATGATGCTGATGGTAATAATGTTGGCCAGTTAGTTACTAATGCGGCTGTAGGTGGACAATTCTTTATACAGACTAAAATCTTAACTTTAACCCATGACTGGCAAGCAGTAAGCTTTGATGAAAATGGAAGTGAGTTATTCACTGACAATAAGTTTGTAAAATCTCAAGCAATTAAGTTCAATGATCAGCCATTTTATCCTACATTTGCTCTAGCAGACAATGCTAGAATTAATGGAGTGGTGATTGAGGAGATTAGTGAAGATGGTCTTGTTAAAGTGCATACTCCGTCTTTCGTTACGGAAGATTCATCGTATAATACAGGTATTACAATAGTTAACAGCGGATCATCTAACAGCACAGAACCACCGGCTTCATTCAACTCAGACGAGAGACTGGCTAGCTGTAGATATGATACTAGTGCATTAAACCCGTTGAGACCAGGTAACACGCTATATTCTTTTTATGTTGACGCAGGTAAGCCTGTTTCGGTGGACTTAGAGAGCGTATTTGCTGTCGATAGAAAAGGTGTATCGAGGGGTTTATATAATAATAAGTCTATATACTTTACTGCTACCAGTTTAGATGGTAATCAAGGTAATATTGAAGCGACAATAACAGTCAAGGAACAGTAATGACAATTTTCAGAGGTATTAATGTTGCAAAGGGCATGGTTGATGTTGATGACCCTAAGGTTGCTCTGGGCAACTTAGGCCTAAATAGAGATGACTTTGACCTTATTGCAGGACTAACAGAAGCCGGAAATGATGTAGGAATATCTGACTTTCATTCACTATCTGGACTTGTTGTTCCTCAACAAACTACACTCCAATCGCTAACATCTTGTGCTGAACAGACCGAAAGAGTTCTAGACACTATGGCAGATATAAGAGTTCCACTCGACTTTAACGCTAATATTGATAATAACAAGTTAGTGGGTGGAGCGATTAAGTTCTCATATCTAGACTTTAATAGCACTATTAGTGATAGTGGTACATTTTGGAGTACAAAGAAAGCTGATATATCTACCTCAAGAATATCTTCTTGGTCTCCAGTGGGGCCACCTGGCAGCGAAGATGATTACATTCTTTATGGCGGTGAAGTTAAAGTTACAGGCGACTATCTATCATACACCGACTTAGAGACTACAGAAGCTCCTATAGCTAAAAAGTTTAGAGGAGAAGTCGCAACTCACACACTATCAGTAAAGGTTGCAGATTCTGGTGGTACTGCTAATACACATCAACTTCTAGTCATGAAGGGCATACCTCTTACTTGGAGCGCATACTTTAGAGACGCCGATCTAGGTGCAAGTATCGTCTCTGGAGGAGTCACAGACTCTAGTGGAGCAGTAATACCTATAACATGGCAAATAACTAACCAAGATGACGGCCTATCATACAATTCTGGTGACGGATCGAGTACATATCCAGGAAACTTGGGCATAGGCACATCTACTGTTCCTGCTCTATATCCTTTTAGAGATACTGCATCTAAACCACGAACTCTTGAGTTTTTCTATGATCCGGGTAAGATAGAAAGATTAGATATAAAATACATAAATCTTTTAGATTGGACTAATGTCACTTTACCAGCACTTAAAATTTTAAATCTGGAGGGCAACGATTTCTCTGTTATTCCACAGTTCAGGTCTGATGCTCAAACATCAATGGCTGGATATTCGGGAGGTAAAGGACTTGCTACTTCTCTAGAAGAAATTGTACTTACAGGCAACAACCTTAGTCGTGCTCCTAACTACTTAACGGGAAGGAATGGGTTTACAGAAACAACAGCCGCAACTGCAGGAACAGCTTCAGCACAGCTTAATAGACTTCCTGCTACTATGAAGAAAATCACGGTTAATGGCTGCTTTAAAGATAATACGACTGTTGATTTGAGAGATTATTTAGATTTAACACATTTTACATTTAAAGCTGAATATCAGAGAGAATTGAGAAGACAGATGTTTTCACATGGTCCTTCTCCATTAACATATGATGGTCTTGAAGCAACTACTGGACTAAAACTTAAAGCTGGTCTATTCAGTAGTGATGTGAATGCTCCAATAACTCTAAGCGATTCTCATGCGGCTGATAGCGATTATATAGCCAACACTTGGTTTAACACTAGCTATGCTATGGCGTCAGGCAGTGATAAAATTTATGTCAGAATTGACTTCAAAGTTGGCAGCGACTCTAAAATGGGTAGTATAACAAGTATTACCGACGGTGCTGTATATATTTTATATAAGAATGTAAATTCAGCTTCAACCCATAAATATGTTCTCAGAACTCAAAACGATTCCGGTCCTGTGACTGTTTCCAACACGCACGTTGGGAATGCTGAGGGTGGATTCGTTATGACTAGGTGCGACTCGTCTGGAAACGATATAATATTTAATCCAACGAAAGGAATAGACACATACAATATTCATGATCAGAACTACACTCAGCTTTCTCCGGGAACATATAGAAGTCCTAATCTGACATATCTTGATATTAGGTCAAATAATGCATTATTCACAAATTCCGAGTTTCCTTATTACGACTCAACAAGCAATGCCACTAAGATTGCTAGTTCTGCTGATATGGCTATACCCACGCCCGTAAGCGATAATCTAGTTAGATTTTACACAGAGTATGGAACGCACAATATAATCAATTTTTCTGATAAGCCTAACTTAAAAACAATTAGAGCGGCACATATGAATATGTCCACTAAGTGGCAAACTGCCGAGAAAACACTTGATGGCAAGTTTGACAATTTGCCCGAATTAGAATATCTCAGTTTATACAACACGAAAAGAAGTGCAGGCAACTATAAGACTAATGGGATGTTTCAAAATAAGCCCAAGATGACTTGGGCAGATATCAGGTGGGGCTGGGGACACTATGGATCTTTGAGAGACGACACATTCTCGGGCTCCGATTCTTTAGATCATTGGCTCGAAGCTGGAACTAAAGGTCGATTCACTAACGATAAGTTTGGAACGAGTGGCAGTGCGGGGCACACAGGACAAGTATTTGCTAACTCCACTAAATTGAAGAGAATTTATATCTATGGCGACTGGACTGGATCAGGCGCATTTATATCCGAAGCGGGCAGTGCAAACGACTTAAACCTTGCTAATTGCACTATATTAAATAGAATCTATGCGCCAAGTAATGACCTACGAGGCGCATTGCCTAATTTTAGTGCGAACACAAAACTTCAACATTTATATGTTCACAATTGTAGTATCACAAAGAATATGGAATGGGGTCAACCAGGACAAACATATACTATCTTAACTAAGAGAACTGACGGCAATAACGGAGCGACAACTAACCAATGGACACAAGCTGGTTGGGTATCGGAGGGAACTGATCCAGTAACAGGTGCGGCTCACACTACGACTCCTACAGTAGGAGACTCTTTTGTATATGCGGCACCTATAGATGTGACAACCACTCAACTTGAAGCTGGTAAAAGATATAAGATTCGTGATGTAGGAACCACATCAAATGCTAATTGGGGCGCTTTAGGTGCATCTACTAGTCCGTATCAAGGAAGAAACTTTACAGCAACTGGCAACGCAACTGTCGCTGGTAATGGTAAAGTTCTCGTAAGAACTTTTGACAGGATTAAAGGTAGAGGACTTACCGGTAATTTTCCAGAATTCAACCAATCGGGTTTATCGGGAATATGGGCATATAATAATAGCTTTTCAGGACAAATGCCCAAACAAGATTTGACAAAAATATATCTTATATATCTGCAACGCAACGAGTTTACGGGCTCCATTCCAGACCTGAGTTCGTGTCCCAATTTACATAAATTTAAGATGCATGATAATAAACTGTCAACATACACAGCTGGGTTCCTTAAAGATAATCTCAGAATGACAAAATTTGACTTCAGTAATAATAGACTTCGAGCCAGTATTGCTACTGATTTGATATATGATCTTTATGAGAACTATTTAGCTAGACCTAGGGGTGGAGTAACACTAGACTTTTTGGGACAAAGTGATCCTGATGGTCAAAACACTCTATCGCAATCGGCCGTCGAGACCGATGGTACGACTGGTCCAGAATCTTCTGCAAATAAACTGTCTGCCCTTAGAAATAATGGCTGGACAATACTCTTAGACTAAGGAATAAGATATGGCACAAGGGTTTGTTAGAAACTTGAATCTAGTAGAGAGTAATACTCAGTCTTCAGACAGAAATATTCTCGATAATCTTGGTGGACAAAGCATAACATCAGATATACTTTTGTTTGACGGAAACACAAAGTATAAAAGTAGATTGCAAAACAACAGCACTGCTACGGTAGTGGAAATTACCGCATTCGGCAGCTTTGTTGTAGGTAAGCAATATAAGATCGAAGACCTTGGCACAGATAGAGCTTCTGGCTGGGATGCTATTGGGGCAGACAATTCGCCTGCAGTGGGCGAAATATTTACAGTAAACTCAACAGATCAATCTGCACAATCTGGCACAGGTGGAACAGCTAAAGAAGTTCAAGCTAGAGTAGACTTTAACAATGTCAATGATTTGACTGACGGATATACTATAGTTGTTATTGGAGAGAATAAGGTAGCATACTCGAATAATACTGAAATATCTATTAATAACGGAACAACTTATCCTTATAAAGTTTTCAACTCGAACACAGAAGATAGATTTCAACTAGTTCCGGTTGCGACAGTTGATCCAGATAGTAGTGATGTAATAAATCTTTCTGGAGTTGCAACAATAGCTGATGTTGCATTAGTCAGAAGCGATACAATTACTGTTCAGAATTTTGAAAACCTTAGTCCAGCTACTGTATTGCTGACCAATGATGAAGTCAATGAGACTGGTGCTGGCGGTGATCCAGAGTCTATAGTTGACGATGCATCAGATGGAGGAGCAGGTGGAGGATACGACACATTCTCACAAACTTCATATATTGGTAACATAGTAGCCAAAGTTAAATTTAAAAAGAGTCGTATTCCTCTGACATATCAAGATAGCTCCTTTAATGAAAAGGTTCGAGTGGGCGGAGAAGTTAGGGTAACAAACAGTAGTAATATTGAAATAGGCTATTCGAGACTTATTACAACACCACTAATTGTAGGAGTAAGCTACAAAATAATAGATGTAGGATCAACAACTACTACTGACTGGGTACATTTGGGATCTGATGCATCTCCGGCAAATGGTGAAGTGTTTATCGCAACAGGAGCAACTGTTCGAAGTGCTACTGATGGTGGTGGAGCTTTATCTGGTATAGGAAATGGTCAAGTAAAAGCATCAGCTCCTCCAGGACTATTCATACTTAATACAGCTACTAACACAGAGGTTAGAGCATTCTCTGGTACAGATAATCCTTGGGATAAAGATGAAAGCACTCCATCTTTCATATCAGGAAACGCAATAAAAACAACAGCGAACAAATCTCAAGTAAGTGATCTAGTGTTTGATCCAGTTAGCAACAATACTCCTATACTAGTTAAGACTAATCTTGCACAAAGTAGTGCTTTAGATGCTGTGACAAATTCCTCGCCAGGTAACACATTTACACACAAATCTCCAATACTTGTTAACGGAGAGCAATTTTTCTTATTGCTTACAACCTAGATAGTAGTAAGAGTATTGTCATTGATTAAGACTTTGTAAGTAGTTGTTGCTCCACCCGGCACGGTATGCTTCAAGTCTAGGTACTTATTTGGAGTATTATTAGCATTGTTAGAACCAAATTCAAATACAGAAAGGCTTTTCAGATTAGCTGGTGGCACACTAACCGATAAAGTTTTATAGACTAGTTTTTCTGTCATAAGATTTTTATGAGTTGATGGAGTAGCTAGTCCCAAATCAGTACTTTCAAATGGGGGAGCAGTATTTAGAGGTATTACACAGTATTCTCTATTTTTGTTTCTTCCAGGTGCACCATAGCCGTCAGGCACAAGAACAATTGTTGCACCTGCAGGTATTGTCGATTGTATCTGTCTACTTATTTCTATAAAACTACCAGTAGCATCTGTACCAGAGGTAGTGACAAGAGAAGCGTTAGTGCCGTTAGCGATATCTGTTGCTTCGTCTATAATTGGCGTGCCACTTGTGCTTCCTTTGTAATATACTACATCATTAACCATCGCACTACCTCTAGATATATCTGTCACATATATTTTTTGAGGACTGGCAGCCGGAGAGTTTACAGAAACTTCAAGACCGTATACCCCTTGACACTCTGCTTGACCTGAAAGGTCGTTAAGACCCTTGCTCGCATACACTAACGACAATCCTAAAGCTGGAAGTATTGTGCCACTGTCAGCATCTGCACTATTATTGGGATGGGCTACAGCTATGATCTCAGTTGCACCGCCACTTATTACTGAGGAATTGATTTTTAATGGATGGTCATGACTGGCAGATGTTCCTGCTTCACTTCCTCCAGTAAAAGTTATATTGTGTATTAAATCATCTCTAGAAATAAGGGACAAATCTTTATTCATAGAGTCTGTGCCGGTATCTAGTTTTCTAAAATCTGTAACTAATGGTAGACTTCTAGCATCTCTCTTATATATTCCAACTAATCCTTTATTTTTAACTATGAGTATATCATGTGCGGCACCTTCTGCAAGCCCGGTCACTGTCCTATAGCTTGACGAGACATACACTTTATCAGCACTTACAAATTCTTCTATTTGAAAGGCATATGCTTTCGAACCAGCATTGGCCCAGTCCGTATTGAAGGCAGGAACAGTTATAACCCAGTCTCCCACTGATGTCCCACTAAACACATTGTCAGCAAGATCATTTGAAACTAGTGTGCCGGTTTGTTCTAGTCTTACATTTTTTTGAGCAACTGTGTTATTACTATCGTTATATCCATAAGTTATCCCAGCCGTCTCTTGCTTAGGAACATACTCCAGACTAACTGTATCTGCTACAGTCAACTTTGCAGTAGAAGTCTGCTTTAGTGTGTAAAATCTATTTGCATCAAAAAACGGAAAAGTATATTTTCCAAAAGAGTCAGTTACTCCACTAGTCTTATAGAAGTAAAAGAAATTGAGTTTTGCATTTGATTCTACATCTTCTTCGAAGTGTTTAACCCTATACTTTTGATTTTGAGTCAATGTGGGCCAGTAAGCAGTATATCTAACTCGCCTTCTACTCCCTCTCGCTGCCTCAGTGATGTAAATGTATCCCGAATCTAGTTCATCGTTTATAGAGTCAAATTCGAATGTCTGGATCGATCCACTACTTTCAGTACTGCCGACATCAATGTCTAGTGTAGCATAATATTTGAATGAACTAGATCCTAAATCATAAGACCTGCCTATGTTCTCAACCGTAGCAACATTACCATTTAGGGTGATCGTCATTCCAATAGCGACTCTTTTATAGTCCTCTTCTTGTAATTCTATCCTAGTAACATCTGAAACAGGTTCCCACACTATATTGTAGAAAGTTTTTGTGCTTTCGCTAGTGATGGCTTTAAGCATAGTCCAGTTATTATCACTTCCATCAACAACTGTATCTTCTTCTATTATGTAGAAGCCTGTGTTAAACCAGATCTGAGCATATCTTCCAGTTAAGTATCCTTCCCACTGAATTCCTCCATAACTATCAGTGAATGTTGGATGAATTCTTCCGTTTAGCTTGAACTGTCCGTTTGACCAAAAATCAGCTGGTCCTACAGTAGAGGTTAGAGATGCATCTACTTTAGTGGTGAATACTTCACCTGCTTTAAGAGCGTTTGCGTTTGCTGTACCCGATGCACCGTTAGGCAATGTGACATTTCTAACATCCATATTGTTGTATGGAGTCATATTACCAGGTAATGGATCTATGGCCACAAATATATCGCCTACAGCAGGTGCTGACCCTTTATTTGTAACTGAAATAGCATCCATTTGCGTCTCATTGACAAGATTGCCTTCTAGTCTATATCTATTCCCAGAAGTAATTAGATGTGCTTTCAACTCTGTGTTTAGATTATCAGTAGTATTTGCATTTAATCTATCTGATGGAATAAATGTCGCATTAGGACCAGTACCGCCTTGCGTCCAAGGTGGATCACCAAGAACCGCTTTATAGTTGTCGATATAGTCCTGAATAGTTATACGAGGCTCAACATTAATCAAAGTATTACTTGTTGATGTTGATTGTATCGTGCTTCCTGCTAGACCGATAAGCTGAGTGGATTGTCCAGCTTCATTCACAATATTAGATAAGTTAGTCTCTGCAATACCTACTAACGGAAGAATATCAGAGGATGTAAAGCTAAGAGGAACTCCTTCAGGATCTAACTCAGTAGATAGATCATCCAGTATATTATCTAGTGCTTCTGTAGGATTTGTAAGATCAGATAAGTTTCTATCTGCTCTTAAACCGAATGTTAAATACTTTGTTCTTGACATAGTTCTTCCAATTAGTTCTTATAGGGTTATTCTGTTATTTATAAATAACTGTAGTATCTATTGGAGAAAAAAGATGGCAATTAAAGCAAACTTAACAGTCGATCAAGGTGCAGACTTTACCGCTACTATTGATCTAAAAGCGGCAGATGGGCAGGCATATAACCTTACGAATCATCTCGTTCACGCACAGATGAGAAAGAATCCTAGTCAATCAACTGCAAGTGCAGACTTTAAATGCACACATAACGATAACTTGGGACAAATTGTTCTAACTTTGAGTAGTGGAGCTAAAGTTGCAACAGCAGAATCCGGCACTAGAGGTCAAGCTGGCTTTACTCAAGCACAACCAGCACAAGTAGGAACAGCAAATATAGAAGCAGGCAGATATCTATATGATGTAGAAATAGCTGATAATAGCACTCCTAATGTTATTACTCGTGTTGTACAAGGAACAGTAACTGTTACAGCAGGGATAACGAAGTAATGAGTGATGAAGAGATTAGCGGATCAGTATCTACTAGTCAAAATCTTGTGGCACAGGTTAGTCAAGCACAGTCATTAGATGCAAAATTGGATGTAGACGGAAACTTAGTAGTAGAAAGCTTTCGAATAGACCCCACTAATCTGACATTAGATTCGCTATCAAATACGGATATAACGAATCCAGAAAATGGTGCATATTTGTACTATGACGGGTCTGCTCAAAAGTGGAAAGATGGTGGAAGTCTTACAACTTTGATTAATAGCGTAAAGACCGAGTCATATCCATTTGTGAAAAGATTTAGTATACGAAGAAATGATTATTTTACTGGAGTCACTTCTTCGGGTCAGGCCCAGTCGTTTAGTGAAGTTTCAGGTACTGTTAATCGTCACTTTGGTGGCGCAACTAGTGGCTCTGACCCTTTAGGTATACCTGCACCATATGCCGGAACAACAAAAAGACAAAGAATTAATATCAATTTCGATTACCACATAACGGCTAGCGGGATTGCCTCTGATGCAGAGTTTGATATAGAGCATATAGTAAGAGTTAAATCCAAAGGTGTTGATGCAATTTCTTTGGGCACTGTTAAGTTTCCGACTACAACCGTGGATTTGGCAGAACTAGGGGTGGGCAGTGGCGGTGGAAGAAAACTGCGAATACAAGGTAATGTTACTGACAAGCTTACTGTTTTTGGTAAAATAGCGGCTACATCAGGCGGGTTTGATGATCTAGACATAGAAACATTTTTCTATAACTCTTATATGGATGAAACTGAGATTAAATATAACATAGGCTTTTCTGATTCAAGTAATTTTGATTTTAGTGCGGGAGACACAGTGTATTTTAGTGCTGAAAGATTTACGCCTTCTGGTGATTATTACGAAGTAGTACATGAGTCTAAATCTTACACGGTTGATCTGTATGCTGGTGGTGCAAACCTAGGCCCCTTTGCAGTTAACGGTAATAGCAATTTTTCAGAAAATTTCGATATAATATTACCAGAAACAACTACAAAAACTGAGATAACTGTGGATTCTAGACCTCACAATGAAGATATAGGGCAAGGCCATACATTAAAACTACGAAAAATTTACGGGTCAGTAGAGAACTTAGCTTAACTTTATAGTGTATAAATACTATAATTACTAATATAATTTAGGGTACAAACATGGCACAGCCTACAAGTAAAGCAGAATTTAAAGAATATTGTTTGAGAAAACTGGGTAAACCAGTAATTGAAATCAATGTCGATCAAGATCAAGTTGATGATCGTGTTGACGAGGCACTGTCATACTACGCAGACTATCATTTTGATGGTGTTGAAAAGACTTATGTTAAGCATCAGGTATCTAACTCTTACATACAGTTCACTGCTTTAGAGATGGGCGATAATCCAGACTTTGCAGTAGGTGAAGTTATCTCTGAATATGCTGATAATACGACTGCGGACGCTACTGCAACCGCAACAGCAACTATCATTTCAATTGATGCAACACTAAAGAGAGTATACTTTAAGAAGCCCACTACTGGTGCTTTCACTGTAGGATCATATGTCGCAAGTACCACATTTTCAGCAAAACATGGTGCGGCAGCCGATAACCGAAGAGTGATATCTGTTAGCTATCAAGGCACATTCGAGCTTGAGTATATTCCTGTACCAGAAAATATTATTGGTGCGATTAACGTGTTTAGTCCAGAGTCTAACGTATCTTTGGGTAGCGGTATCTTTAGCGCAAAATATCAGTATGTACTGCACAATCTACATGATATTAATATGGGTCCTTTGGTAAGCTTTCAGATGTCGATGCAACATCTACAACTCATAGAGGAGTTACTTGTTGGTGCAGTGCCTCTAAGATACAACCGCCATTTAGATCGAATCAAGCTAGACATGGACTGGGATAATCTAACAGTAGGAAACTACATCGTAGTAGAAGCATATCAAGTTATAGATCCAGACACATTCACTGATGTGTGGAAAGATCGTTTCTTGCAAAATTACGCAACAGCAAAAATCAAATATCAGTGGGGCTCAAATCTCACTAAGTTCAATGGCATGACATTGCCCGGTGGTGTTCAGTTCAATGGAGAACAAATTTTAAGCGATGCACGAGAAGAGATACAGAGGCTAGAAGAAGAAATGTCTAATAGCTATTCTCTACCGTCTGTCGATATGATAGGATAAAAAAGTGGCTAAAAACTATTATTTTGAAAACTTCGAGAACTCGATGGAGCAGACTCTCATCGAAGACTTGGTTATTGAGTCGATAAAAGTCTACGGCATGGATGTGTGGTATATTCCTAGAACACTATCTACGCTACAGAGTGGAGTTAGGGTTATTAGAGATGATATATTGAACGAAGACGACTTATCAACATTTGATGATGCATATATGGCAGAAATGTATGTGAAAAGTGTTGATGGCTTCGAAGGAGAAGGCGACTTCTTATCTAAATTTGGTCTTGAGATTCGTGACTCCATTACCATGACAATAGCTAAAAGAACATATGAATCTGAAATTGGAACAAACGAGTCTAACACTAGACCTAGAGAAGGCGATTTAATTTATCTTCCATTGAATAATAAGATATTTGAAATCCAGCATGTGGAACACGAATCAATCTTCTATCAAATGGGCTCCATTCAAATGTATGATCTTAGAGCGGAACTTTTTGAGTATAGTGGAGAGAGGTTTGAAACGGGTCAGAAATTTATCGATGAGAAGTTTGATAATGTCGATCTATTTGTTTCATCTGATTCTGTAACATACGGAGTCAAGCACGATAATGGATTCTTATTGTTGGATTCCACTAAAGCTCCATTTGCAAGTCATGTTAGAAATCTTTCTATAGAACTTGAGATAGGTAGAACTTACATATTTGATCAACAAGATGTGACAAACGCTGGTCAGAGATTACAGATATACACGACATCAGATCCTTCTACAGATGTTCTAGTTGCAGGACAAGTTACAGCAGGCACGCTAGGAAGTTCTGGTGCGAAAACGACCTTTACTCCAACTACTACGGGAAGTAATGCTGTTTCTCCAGGCGAATATTATTACAGAACTGCTGACGGTACAGCGTATGGAACGATAACATTAGTTGCCTCTAGAATTGATAATGTAGAAGCATATGACGCATTAGCAGATAACACCACAGTGGGAACTTTTGCTGATAATTTAATAGACTTTACTGAAACTAATCCATTCGGAGACTTAGACCTCTAATGTACGGTACTCATTTTTACAACGAATCAACGAGAAGATATGTAGCCGTATTCGGCACGATGTTTAACAATCTTCAAATCGAAAGAAAAAGCGGATCAACTTCAGTTCAAAAGATGAAGGTGCCCATCAACTACGCACCCATGCAGAAGATTCTTGCTAAACTAGAACAAGATCCGAATCTCAATGCTCCTGCGATTACTCTACCTAGGATGTCTTTTGAGATTACTGGTATGAACTACAGTTCTGAGCGAAAACTAACCAGTATGACTAAGCAGGTTAAAGGATCACCGGCTTCTGATGGAAGAGTAAGTACGATGTTTGCTCCTGCCCCGTATGATATAGAATTTCAACTAAACATCATGACAAAATACAATGAAGATGGAATGAAAATTCTTGAGCAAATATTACCGTACTTTAAACCAGACTGTACAGTAAGTGTTAAGATGATAGACGAATTAAATACTTATGTAGATATTCCAGTTGTGTTGAGTAGCGTGTCACAAGAAGATTCATATGAAGCAGACTTTCAAACGAGAAGAGCATTGATTTGGACACTTAACTTTACAATGAAAGCATTCTTCTTCGGTCCAACCACACCCAAGAAACAAATTAAGTTTGTTGATGTCGATCTATACCCATCGTTTGAAGATTGGAACGGTGGAGAGCAAATAGCAGTAACTCCTGCTGTCCCTCAGGCACTATCTGCATTAACTGCGGGCACTAGCTACATAATATACGATCTAGGTAGCGGCACAAGTAGTGCGAATCAAACAGCTTGGAACACATATCTTAGTAGCACCTCAGTAGTTTACAAGGTAGGCGGTACATTTACAGCACCAGCAAACCCAGCGACTAATGCTCCTGCTGGAGCAACAGCAACTTCTGTCCCTGCTGATATAAAAGAGAATGATAGCTGGCAAGCAATGACAATTATAACAGATATTGACGAACACACATAAAGGCATATCATGAATGATGAAATAGGTAAAAGTCTAGGACTTGAGCCTCTGGATGATGTAGTCGAAGGGAAGGTAATTGAGAGAACAGAAGTTCCCACTGACGACAAAATGAACAAAGATTATGAGTACGCTAGAAGTAACTTCTATAATGTAATCGAATCTGGAACAGAGGCGTTAGAGCAAATGCTCGATGTAGCAAAAGCATCAGAGCATCCGAGAGCATATGAAGTCGTATCGACTATCATGAAGACACTTGTAGATGCCAATAAAGACTTGGTCAAAATGTCTACTGATAAGATTAAAGTAGAATCAGAGAATGCTGAGACAGCACCAAAAGGACTAACTACTAATAACAATCTTTTTGTAGGTTCTACAAATGAACTACAGCAATTGATAAAGGACATGAAAACTAAAGATGTCTAAGTTGCTAGACAGAGGCTATAACGGTAACGCCAACCTAAAGCGCAAGGGTACTCCGATTGAGTTTACTCAGGATATGGTTGGCGAGTTTATCAAGTGCGCTCAAGATCCAACATACTTCTCTGAAAAGTATATTCAGATTGTACACGTTGATAAGGGTCTCATTCCAATCAAGATGTACGATTATCAGAAAGAGATTGTCGAAAAGATAACAAACAATCGAAGAGTGGCAGTGGTAACTTCACGACAAGCAGGTAAGACAACTACTGCCGTTGCCGTTATTCTACACTATGTATTATTCAACGACCACAAGACCTGTGCTTTACTCGCTAACAAAGGCGATGCGGCTCGTGAGATTCTAGATCGAATCAAGATTGCATATGAAGCATTACCCAAGTGGCTACAACAAGGCGTTATCGAATGGAACAAAGGCTCTGTCGAGTTTGAGAACGGATGTAAGATCATTGCAGGTGCGACATCATCGAGTGCTATTCGTGGTAAATCTATATCGTTTCTATACATAGATGAAACCGCATTCGTAGAAAATTGGGATGAGTTCTTTGCTTCTGTATTCCCAACGATATCTTCTGGTAAGACTACAAAGATGCTGTACACATCTACGCCAAATGGACTCAATCACTTCTACAAGACTTGTGAGGGAGCGAAAGCAGATACTAATGGCTTCGAGTATGTTGAAGTGCCGTGGCAAAGAGTGCCAGGACGAGACGAGAAGTGGAGAAAAGAGACTCTTGCGGCTATGGACCAAGATACTCAGAAGTTCTCACAGGAGTTTGAGTGTGGATTCTTAGGATCGTCTGGAACTCTGATCGAGGGTGGTAAGCTAAAGAGTCTTGTGCCCAGAACTCCAGTTGGTCAAACACAGCACATGAAAGTGTATGAAAAGCCTCAGAAAGATCACACATACTGCTGTATCGTAGATGTCGCCAGAGGTAAAGGATTAGATTACTCAGCATTTCAGATTATCGATGTTACAGAGATGCCTTATCGACAAGTTTGTATGTTTAAAGATAACATGATAACACCCATCGACTACGCTGAAATCATATATAGAAGTATAAAGAGTTATAATGAGGCTTACACATTAGTGGAAGTCAATGATATAGGTGAGCAAGTCTCAGAGACATTGCATTACGAATTTGAAGTGGAAACACTCATGTTCACAGAATCCGCAGGTAGATCAGGCAAAAGAATATCTACTGGATTCTCAAAGAAAGCAGATAAAGGCATTCGAACAACAAAAGCAGTTAAATCCGTTGGATGTAATATGCTCAAGATGTTGGTTGAACAAGACCAACTAATATTGAATGACTTTGATACGATTAACGAACTTTCGACATTTTCTAGAAAAGGCAACTCTTACGAAGCAGAATCAGGATGTCATGATGACCTAGTCATGGGTCTAGTTCTATTTGCTTGGATGACTGATCAGATGTTCTTTAAAGAGATCACTAATATAAACACAGTCAACGAACTAAGACAGAGAAATGAAGAAGAATTAGCAGAGAGTTTATTGCCTATAGGCTTTAACGACTACGATTCTAATAGCGACTCTAATCCTGTTCCAGTTTCAGTAGGAGACGATGATAATTCCTGGCTACACTAAGTTCAGATTATTATAAATATAGAAATAACGAATAAAAGAAGTTTGTAACTTACAAAATAAACAAGGAGAAATCGACAATGGCCTTTCAACTAAGTCCAGGAATTAACATCAGCGAAGTGGATCTCACTAATTCTACTCCAGCTGTAGGAACAACAGAGGGTGCAATTGCAGGTGTATTCCGTTGGGGTCCAACTAACGAAAGAGTTTTAATCACTTCAGAGCAAGAATTAGTCAATCGTTTTGGTGCACCATCAACTAGATATACTAATGCGCCAACCAACACTCAGACATGGCAAAACCACGAAACATTTTTAACTGCCGCTAATTTTTTAGCATATAGCGATGCATTATATGTTGCTCGTGCAGATACTGGTGGTGCCGCGGCAACTGAAGCTGGTGAAAACTTTTCAGCAAAATATACAGGTGAACTAGGTAACTCTATCGGTGTATCTCACTGTGTTACCGATGCTAATGGCGTCAGTTCATTTGGGGCTTCTAGCACTGTCGCAGGTGGGGCAATAGGAACATTAGCAATCAATGCCAGTTCCACATCGGGAACGATCAACGGTATAACCAAAGCACAAGCAGATGCAATCGTAATAGGAGATATCATTACTCCTACTCATGTAGACTCAAACAAAGAAAGCTTAACTATTGCTACAAGAACAGTAGGTGGCGGTGACGGAACAGAGACAACACTTACAGTTAATGCTGATGATAATCTTGACGCTGCCGCTGCCGTTGCTTCTGGTGGTTTAGTTGCTGAAGGCATTATCACAGAACTAGAAGATAGTGTGACAACAGTTCAATCTAGCATCATATCTCTTGACGCTGACGATACTATTGAAACAGGTGATGCTGTACGCTTTGATGCTAATGGCTTTGCGGCACTGACAGTAACATTTGCAGATGGAACTACAGGATCACTAGTAGATGAGCAAACTTACTTTGCAATCAGAGTAAATGATGGCACAGATACTTCGGCCAACTTAGGTAAACTATTATCTGGTGGAGCTACACGAGCAATCAAACTAGCATTGACTTATGATGATGCAATCAACCACCTCGATGGCACGCCTAAGAATATTAAGTTTACTACTAAGCCTTCTGATGCTTCTGCTATATTCAACTTCATCAAATCTTCAAAAGTGTTCTTAAATGTCACTTTCACTAGCAGATATACAGGTCACACCAATCTAACTGTTGCCGCTGGTAACGGTAGCATCACCAGACAGTGGGGAGATGCTGACTTGTTTGATGCACAACCTAGTACTAGTCATGCTCATGTTGTAGTTAAAGATATTGATGGTAAAATTACTGGTACAGCTGGCTCTATCGTAGAAATGTTCGAGAATGTGTCTATGATAGCTGGCGCTAAGAGTTTTGACGGCACATCTAATTACATCAGTGATGTTCTGACAGCCTCTTCTAATTGGATCGCTTTAACACCGGCTAATTCAGTACTAGCTACTTTTAAATCTCAAGTTGCTCTGACTGGCGGTACTGACGGAAGCGATGAACAGGCTGCTACTCTTGCTCAAATTGCTCCAGCATACGACTTATTCAAAGATGCCGCAGACGTAGACATCTCACTTGTGTTACAAGGTAAAGCAAGTAGCTTCTCTGGTGCTACTGGTACAGAGCTATCTAACTACATTATCGATAATATTTGTGAAGTTAGAAGAGATTGTGTAGCATTCATCTCTCCAAAATATGAAGCGTCAATGACTGCTTCAAGCATTGTCGCCTCTATTGCAACACTCTCAGCTAGTAGCTATGCAGTTGTCGATAGTGGTTATAAGTATCAATATGATAAGTATTCTGATGTATATCGTTGGATACCTCTAAATGGAGACATAGCAGGACTTTGTGCTAGAACAGACGATCAAAGAGATCCTTGGTTCTCACCAGCAGGATATAACAGAGGTAATGTTAAGAATGTTGTTAAGTTAAAGGTTAATCCTAATAAAGCACAGAGAGATTTGCTATATAAGAATAACATAAACCCTGTTATCACTCAGCCTGGTCAAGGAACAGTACTATTTGGCGATAAGACTTATTCAGGAACAACCAGTGCATTCGATAGAATTAATGTTCGTAGATTGTTCATTGTTCTTGAGAAAACTATCGGTAGTGCCGCTAAGTCAACTCTATTCGAATTTAACGATGAGTTCACTAGAGCATCGTTCGTAAACTTAGTTGAACCGTTCTTGAGAGATGTACAAGGTAGACGAGGCATTTTTGACTTTAAAGTAGTTTGTGATGCAACAAACAATACTCCAGGAGTTATCGATGCTAATCAATTTGTTGGCGACATCTATATCAAGCCAGCACGATCTATTAACTTTATTCAGTTGAATTTTGTAGCCGTTAGATCAGGCGTAGAGTTCTCTGAGATCGTTGGTGCGGCTTAATAAATAATTAGACAACAAACAAGGAGATAAAATACAATGGCTTTCAACATCAATGAAATTAAAAGCCAACTGACCTTCGGGGGTGCCAAGGCATCATTGTTTCAAGTGGGGATAACAAATCCTATCAATGGAGCAGGTGATCTAAAGACACCGTTTATGGTACAAGCGGCACAGATCCCAGAAGCGACTATTGGAACAATAGAAATCCCATACTTTGGTCGTAAGGTCAAAGTAGCGGGAGACAGAACATTCGCTGAATGGACTGTGACTATCATCAATGATGAAGACTTTCTGATTCGCAATGCTATGGAAAACTGGATGGCTTCAATCAATTCACATGAAGGAAATGTTACTCAAGCAGGCACTGCAAGTGCTTCTGAGTATAAGGCTCAAGCACAGATTACACAGTATTCAAAAACTGGTGCACCATTAAGAGTTTATAACTTTAACGGTTTATTCCCAACAAACATCGCCGCTATCGGCATGGACTGGAACACAACTGATGATATTGAAAGATTCGATGTTACCTTCCAGTACGACTGGTGGAATGTTTCTGGTGGAGTCACCGGAGACGGTGGCACAAACGAGTAAAATTGATAACGATAATTTAAGGGGAGAGAATAAACTCTCCCTGAGAATTAGAGGATAAAATATGGCTGAATTATTTGGATTTTCAATTAAGCGTAAGAGTGCAGAAGAAGATACGAACATACCTTCTTTCGTTAGACCGGACGCAGACGATGGCTCTATTGATATTGCGGCAACAGGTACTGCCGCTAGTAGCTATCTCGACTTAGCAGGAAGTGCAAGATCGGAAGCAGAACTTGTACAGAAGTATAGAGGAATGCTACAGCAACCAGAAGTTGCTCAAGCAGTAGATGATATTGTTAATGAAGCAGTTAGCATTTCATCAGACCAAAAAGTTGTGGAATGCGTTACTGATGAAGTCGATCAACCCGACAACATCAAAAAGAAAATCAGAGAAGAGTTTGACACAGTACTTAGACTGTTAGACTTTTCTTCTACTGGTTACGACACTTTCCAAAAGTGGTATGTTGATGGAAGAATCAACTATCATGTTATGATTGACGTAAAGCAACCTCGAAAAGGTATTCAAGAGTTGCGTTATATCGATCCAAGAAAGATTCGTAAAGTTAGAGAGTTTGATGATAAGTCAAAAGGCTCTAATAACGGACAAGATAATAAATTCTTAACTAAAAAAGTAAAGAATGAGTACTATATCTACAGTGAAAAAGGATTCTTAGGTCAAGCAGGGAATCAAATTACACAATCGGGTATGGGCAATGATTTGCAAGGACTGAAGATAGCGACAGATTCTATTGTCCACGCTAACTCCGGATTACTGAATGAAAGTAATTCGTTGATCATATCTCACTTACAGAAGGCACATAAGCCTCTGAATCAGTTGAGAATGATGGAAGACGCTGTAGTTATTTACAGAATATCTAGAGCACCAGAACGAAGAATTTTCTATATCGATGTGGGTAATCTGCCTAAGATGAAAGCAGAACAGTATCTACGAGATATGATGACTAAGCACAAAAATCGCTTAGTGTATGATGCAAGTACGGGTGACGTTAAAGATGATCGCAGACATATGAGTATGACTGACGATTTCTGGTTACCTAGAAGAGAGGGTGGAAAGGGCACTGAGATCACTACTTTGCCTGGTGGTCAGAATCTAGGTGAACTAGATGACGTACTATACTTTCAGAAGAGACTATTTAAGTCTTTGAATGTACCAATATCTCGCATGGACACTGAAGCAGGATTCTCCCTAGGCAGAGCATCGGAGATATCAAGAGATGAGATTAAGTTTAGTAAGTTTATCAGCAGATTGAGATCAAAATTCTCTACACTGTTCGATAAAGTTCTTGAGAAGCAGTTGATACTCAAGGGAATCATAAGACCTGAAGAGTGGCCAGAAATTCAAGCCTCTGTCAGATATGATTTCATGCAAGATAACTACTTCGAAGAGTTAAAAGAGAGTGAAGTCTTGAGAGAAAGATTAAATCTTCTACGAGACATTGACGATTATGTTGGTAAGTACTACTCAGCAGAATGGGT